CCACCCCAAAAAACTGCACGAACAAACGCACACCCCCTATCGCCTTTTCCCACCCATTCCCTGGTGAAAATCGCCCCCCTACCCAATTTTTTCCGCTAAGAAAAACGCCCCAAAGACCTGATACATTCGCCCAATGAGCAGATCAGACCGCAAGCCCAAGTTCCCATCCCCGCCCTGGCCCATGCAGCCCGGAGTCATCAAGGCCATGAAGCACCAGGCCGCCGAAATCCTCGCGAAGCACCGCATCCCCTCCCACGAGGTGAAGGTCGGCACGGTCACGCTGCGCGGCTACCGCCAGCACGACCCGTCCCTCTGGGCCTGCCCCGAGGTGTTCCACCGGTGGCCCCGCGGCATGACCTTCCGAGAGCGGTGGACCCTGCGCCGCATCTCTCGCGTGTTGGACGCCCACTTCCGGCGGGTGCACGGATGAGCGCCCCGCTGCTCACGGTCTCCGGTGGCCCCATACCTGACGACCAGATGCCCCTGTGGTGCGAGATGTGGGCGGACGGCGACCGCCGCCTGCGTGCCGACGAGATCGCGGTGAACGTCTTCCACCGCGTGCCGGAGCGCACCCCGGGACAGCTGTGGGAGCGCGTTGCCGAGCGGCTGTCGCTGGGTGAGCGGCGAGAGTAGGCTGCCCGCATGCAGAAGCCACTCCCCTCCCAGACCGAAGCCGACCTCCCCGACCCGAGCAAGGCCCCGAAGCGCCCGAGCACCCCGAAGGTCGGCGACGCCACCGCCGCGCCGTCCGGGCGTGCCTCCAGCGTGCCGAGCGCCGTCCACCTCACCGAAAAGGCGCCCTGCGAGGGCTGCCCGTAATCCAAGTAGACAAACGCCTACCCAACCGGTAGCGTCGCACCCGTATCCCCCAGATACACCCCCTGCCAGATCGGGGGCCGAGAGTCTTCCAGGACACCCCCACTCGGCCCTCGGTCGCCAGGAACGGACCAGTAGCTCAGTAGGCAGAGCGCTCGACTGAAAATCGAGAGGCCGCAGGTTCGATCCCTGCCTCGTCCACGCACCACTGAACACCCCACATCAGAACAGCAAGGCCACCCGCATCACGGCCCTCGAACAGGAAGGACACCCATGTCCACCCGCACCACCACCCGCACGACCCGAGAGGTGCAGCGCATCACGCGCCACCTGACTACGGATGACATCGTGCTCCAGGTCCGCAAGGGCCAGTCGGCCGCGAAGCCGAAGCGCCTGATCTGTCAGCGCGAGATCGTCGACGGCATGGCCCTCCCCCTCTCCACCTGGATCGAGGTCGACCGGTTCACCCGTGATGGCGAGGAGACATACCGCGCCGTGAACAAGGTCACGCTCTCCGGCGGCGTCGTGCGTGCCGATCCCTCCAGCTGGAACGATTACCTCAACATCATCTTCCGCGTCGACACGGCCGAGGCTCTGCTGCGCATGGCCGCTGACATCCGCGACGAGTTCGATGAGGTCGAGTGGGACACCATCACGGTCGGGGGTCAGCGATGAGCGTCATCGACTTCACCCGCGGCGTCACGAACCTCCTCACGGTCGAGGTGCGCTCCCTCGAAATCCCGATCCACCCGGACGAACTGCACCTCGGCGTGCTGTCCGGCCAGACGATCGCGAAGGCAAAGAGCCTGCGGGTGATCGAGCGCGAGGCGCGGTCGACCATGCCCGATCCGCGCAAGGCGGGGTACTACGAGCGCAGCCACGACCCGTTCGTTCGGCTGTACCTCGACCGGTTCCGGAAGGACGGCTACAAGACCCGCACCGGCGCGCAGTTCGTCGACATTCACACGCTGGCCGACTGGGCGGAAGACCCGCGGCGCAACGAGCGCTGGGGGCCGGAGGCGGCGCGCGTGTTCGACCTGCCGACCGTCCAGACCCTGGCGACCCTCAGCACGCAGGCCCTCGCCACCTTCCGACAGGTCGACTGGGCCAGGGGCCGGATCGCCCTCGTGCGGCTGGAGGCGGACTCGTGAGCGACGGCGCGGTCGAGAAGAAGGCGAAGGAGCTCTACGAAGCGGCTGCGCAGTCGGCGCTGTACGTCGACCTGGGCTACCCCGCGAACTGGGGCGAGTTCACCCGGCACTACCCCGCCATCGCCGTGAACCGCTGGCGAGACGAGGCCAAGAGCGCCCTGGACCAGGAGGGCGCCGACGCGCGCCGCGAGAAGCTGACCGGCGACATCGCGGCCGAGATGCAGCGGTTCGACAGCGCCAATGCCACCCCGGTGCCCACGGTCGATGCCGTCGTGCAGCGCCTGGCCCGGGCCTTCGCGCAGCAGCAGGAGGCCATCGCCGAGGAAGCGATGCGCCGGTACCCGCCGGACCACGAGGTGGACGACCCGTTCGGCGAGACCGGCGTGGCCCGGAGCGACCCGTACGGCTACAACGAGGACGCCCGAGAACGATTCATCGAGGGCGCCCAGTGGGCGCTCGCCAACGAGAAGGAGCTACGAGCATGACCGAGAACACCATCCCCGAGCCCAGCGACCAGATGGGGCCGTTCAGCTTCGACGGCGCGGAGGGTATCGCCTTCTGGGTCGACACCCGAGACGAGCGAGACGGCTCCACCCGCGTCCTGTTCGATGACCTTCCCACGATGGTCGCGTTCATGCGTCACAACCTGCCCGGGCTCTTCCCGATCCTCGACGGCGACGCCGACAAGACGGCCCTGTCCATCGCGGACGGGGCGATCGAGGCCATCGCCGCCACCGAGTGGGCCGACGTGCGCTGGCAGGACATCAGCCAGTCGATCCACGTCGTCTCCCGGCGTGCCTACCTCGCGGGCGAGATGAGCGCCGTGAACAAGCTCCACGAGCAGCTGGGCGCCCACCTCCAGGCCCGGACCGACATCCTCGACTCGCTCTCGCATGTCGAGGAGACCACCGACGCCCGGACGCTCGCTCTGCGCGTCTCCGCGCGGCTCCAGGGCGACCCGAACTGGGAGAGCGTCGAGTACGACGACGGCGAGGAGCGCATCGACCCCGAGATGGTGCCGAAATGAGCCTGAGCTACCTCGAAGCGATCGAGGTCATCCGAGCCTCCGACCGATGCACGAACCGCGTTCGGATCACGCCGGGCATCGGTGATCAGCGGTTGATCGGCCACCTGCCCTGCGGCGCATGCGCCAGTTGCCGGGCGAACGGCTTCATCTGGGACGAGATGCGCTCGCACGGTGAGCAGGCGACTCCCGAGGAGGTCCACAAGCTCATGGTCGGATTCAACGCCGACCTCCGGCGCCTGGGCTTCCTCCAGGAGGTTCAGGTGCTGGTCGATCTCGAACGCTTCGGCCCGCCCTACATCATCGAAACCCGCACCATCGACATCCCCGAGGAGCCCTCAGCATGAACACGAACATCCACCCCCTGCTCGGCGCGCACGTCCTGTACACCCTGGACGACAACGACGTGCGCCAGATCGTCAACAACCGGCGCCAGGCTGGCCAGGCCGCCCAGCGGGGCAACGACCCTCGCGCGGGCGACGTTCTGCCCGCCGTCATCGTCAAGGTGTTCGGCTCGCCGTCGCTCGAAGCGATGCTCGATCAGGTCGTCCCCGAACTGACGGAGCCGGTCGAGGCGAGCCTGCGCGAGGCCTGGAAGGCGCAGGAGAGGGACCGTCACGTCAACCTCCAGGTCCACCTCGACGGCAACGACACGCTGTGGGTCACCTCCCGCACCGAGTTCAACCCCGAGCAGCACGGCCGCCGCAACGACGCCGACCAGGACGTGACGGGCGTGGGGCGGTGGATTCCGGACCCGCGAGGCCACTGGGAGCACCGCACCGGCGGCCGGGCGCGCGTGATGCTCGACCAGAACGACATCATGCTCCTGAGTGCCGCCCAGGCCGTCGAGGCGGGCGACCGCATCCTGCGGGGTGACCTGTGAGCAAGCGCTGCATGTACGCAATCGATGGCCCCAAGGTCGGGCGTCACGTGGTGGCCTGGCGGAAGCATTGCCAGAAGCTGACGAACCACGCGACCGGGCGGTGCCACCTGCATCGGCCGCGGGAGCAGCGCTCGTGATCACCTACTGGGGGCCGGGGATGCTCGCCCACTGGCCGCTCTGGGCGCAGCTGCTACTCGGGCTCGTGATGCTGGCGGCGTGCGCGGTGGTCAGCCTGACGCTCGTCCACGTCATCTTCACGATCCCCGGGCGGCGGCGCCTGGAGCGCATCCGGCGGCTGCGCTGGGAGAACACCGACTACCGGCGCGAGGCGCTGCGGGACTGGCAGAACGAGTTCGACCAGCTGAGCGCGTCGTCGCAGTGAGGTAACCCGGGGAGGGTCCGCTACGATCCACGTATGGCTGATCTTCCAAGCGGAGTGCTCTACGGCACCGTCGTCGGGCAATTCATTCAGGCGGTGGTCGATGCGGCCGACCCCAATCGAGAGCCGGACATGCTCCCGATGCAGGGGAAGGTCGTCATCGCCCCCACCGCGCCGCGGGTCAAGCTCCCGTTCGTGACGCCGAACCCGGTGACGATGTTCCAGCAGGCGGTGACGCTCAGCCTCGACTCCAACGGCTACCTCATCAGCCCTGACGGCCAGCAGGGCGTCCGCCTCATCGCCTCGAACAGCCCCGGCGACCCCACCGACTTCACCTACACGGCCGCCGTCGAACTCGTAGGCGTCTCGCCGTTCTCGTTCAGCTTCTACCTTCCCGCCGGGAGCGTGCTCGACCTCACCACGGCGATCCCGGCCGACCCCAGCAGCGGCATCGTCGCCACCGCGGACGGGCTGGTCGCCACCATCCTCGGAGACCCCGCCTCGGCCAGTTCGCAGGCCGTGGCGACCAAGGTGGACAGCGCGGTGATCCGCCCCGTCCGCGGGCTTCTCGGAACGGGTCTCGTGCCGGTATCTCCGCGCTACCCGCGGTTCGACTTCAGCGGACGCGACACCACGAACAACACCATGGTGAGCAAGATCACGCACACCATGATCCGCGCCGGTCTCATCCTGCGCGCGGCCTACTACAACGCCGCACCCGGCCCCATCACGCTCCGAGGCTCGGTCAACCAGGCCGTGCAGATCACGTGGGCCGGAGCCGCCAGCGTGACCATTCCGGCGCGCTCCTGGGCGATCTCCGACGAGATCATCTTCCCCCACAACGCGGGCGACGCCATCGCCTTCTGGACCCACCTGACCCGTGGCGGCACGGAGTGGCACTTCACCCACCTCCCGGCGGCCAACATCGACGGAGTGGCCCGCGGCACCGACCTCGCCGACATCACCATGGGCGGCGCGCTCTCGAACTCCGGCAGTGGCATGTTCGCTCCGGCCTACATCCTCACCGAGTGGTCCGGCGAGGGCGTCACGACGGGACTCGGCGACTCGATCATGGGAGGCGAGGGCTCCACCGGCACGACCGCGCGAAACTTCCTGTCGCGGGCGCTTGCCGGGCGCTCGTTCTTCATCGCAAACCGCTCCGGCGAGACCGCACAGGCCTACGTGAACCGCACCGACGTGGGCTCGACGGCTCACACCGACCCCCTGCCCACCTCGCGCAGCCGGTACGAACTGGCAATCGCGAGCGGCTGGCTCGCAGGCAACTACGGCATCAACGACATCCGGGCGAACCGCACCGCCGAGCAGTACATCGACGACTGCATCACGATCTGGAAGCGGCACCAGGGCCAGCGCATCGCGTGGTTCACCCTACTGCCCAACTCGGGCTCGACCGACGCCTACGCCACCGTCACGAACCAGACGGTCAACGCGACCCAGGGGCCACGCCGGGTCACTGCGAACCAGTATTTCCGGGCTGGGGCGCCGCTCGACCCGACGACGCTCACGCGCGTGGCGATCGGCACGCCCGGTGCCCTGCTCGTCGGCCACCCTCGACACCTGCTGGCGCGCGTGCTCGACATCGCTCCGGCGGTCGAGTCCTCCCTCGACTCCGGCCGCTGGAAGGCTCTACACACCGGTGACGGCCTGCACCCGAACGACACGGGCCACCAGGCCATCGCCGACCTGCTCACGACGATGATGGCCGCCGACCCGGCACTCTTCAGCTGACCGAAGCTGTAGGATCACGCCATGCCTTACCCGACAGCAGAAGACATCCTCCGCATCATCGCCGAGCGTGCCGACCTCGAACGCAATGACGACGGCACATTCACCGCGCGGACGCACGATCAGCAGTTCCTGGTGGAAATCAAGGTGCACGATGTCACGGGGTCCTGAGCGCACCGACTACGAGCGGGACCACGGCGAGCCGGACCCCGACTTCGCCGACGTGGACGAGGCCGCCGAGCTTCGCGCTGCGGCGCGCGGCAAGGCGCTCGTGATCAACGCCTCCGACATCAAGCCCGGCATGAACTTCCGGCCCGCGTCCGAGGGCATCGGCGTCGACCTCCAGGCCCTCTCGATCTACGACGACCGGCTCCTCGACATGGCCTCGAAGCGCATGAGCTTCGAGCAGATGTACGACGACCTGGGATGCCCGGACGGCACGAGTCCCGCGGCGATCGGCACGCGCGTGCGGACCCTCCTGGCCGCCTACACGCTCGATGCCGTCGAGCAGAAGTCGCTCCTCCTGCGCGACCTCGTGCGCCTGCGCGACATCATCTTCGACGAACTGGAGAGCGACGGCATCCACGTCGGCGCGGATGGGGAGATCACGGCGAAGGAACTCTCCCCCGCGTGGGCGAGCGCGATGGTCCGGCTCCTGAAGGAGTGGCGCTCGACCATCGAGAGCATGCAGGACGACTTGGCCGATTCCCGCCAGTCGATCCGCGAGGCCCACGCCCACATCATGCTCCAGGCCATCACGATCATGTTCGAGCGCTTCGTCGCGCGGCTCGAAGAGGCCAATGCCGACGAGTTCTCCGGCATCACGTTCACCGGCACCCGTCCGGCTATGATGGCGCTCCTCGGGGAGGTCATGCCGCTGGGCTTCCAGCACCTCCAGGAGAACGTGGACGAGCGAGAGAAGCGGGTGCGCCGAAGTGACTGAGAACCGGGCCGAGGTCGCGGCATACCTGTCCGGCCTGGAGAACGAACTCCTGGCCCACTGGCGCTCGAAGTCGAAGTCGGCCATCTACCGCGAAGACCCCGAGGCGTGGCTGTGGGACGTGCTCGGCTACCGCTGGCACCGCAAGCAGCGCGAGATCGCTCACGACTTCCTGACGTGCCGCCGCACGGCCACGAAGAGCGCCAACGGTACCGGCAAGACGCGCCAGTACGGCGAACTCATCACCTGGGGCATGGTCACGCACGAGCCCGGTGAACTCCTCGTGATCGCCTCCAGTCCCTCGGCGCTCCAGCTGAAAAACGGTCTCTTCGGCTACATCCAGAAGGACATCCAGCGTGCCAAGCAGCGGGGCGCGATCGTGCCCGGCTACCTCACCGGCAACAACGAGTGGAACCTGCGCGAGCCCGGCGAACTGAAGGCCAAGACCCTCGCCATCGGCCGCACGCCTCCGAAGCAAGACATCGTGGGTACCTTCCAGGGTATCCGCGCCATCGCCGACAGCGACGTGAAGACGTGGGTCTTCATCGACGAGGGTGGCGCCGTCCACGACGACCTGTACATCGCCGCCGAGGCCGTGACGACCGGCGCCGGTGACAACAAGATCGCCGTCATCGGGAACCCCGACCGCATCGGCACCTACTTCCAGAAGATTTTCGAGGACAAGCGGGTCAAGCCCGACTGGGCCACGACCACGATCTCGGCCGAGGACCTGCCGACGTTCACCGGCGAGATCGTCTACCCCGACGACCCCGAGATGCAGCGCCAGATGCTGGAGTCCGGCATGATCGACCGCGCCTGGGTCGAGCAGAAGCGGCGCGCGTGGGGCGAGGATTCGGCGTGGTTCAAGTCGAAGGCCATGGGCGAGTTCCCCGACGCCGACGACCTCGCGTTCTTCAGCCAGCTGGCACTCTACGCGGCCGAGAACACCACCATCACCCCCAGCCCGCGGGCCGAGACCGTGCTGGGCGCCGACATCGCCGACATGGGCGTCGACATGAACAAGCTCTACGGGAACCAGGAGGGGCGCATCCGGCACATCGCCTCGTGGAACCACAAGACCGCGGTGGAGACGAAGAACCGCATCCACACCGAGGCGGGCAACCGGGGCGCCGAGATCGTCGTCATCGACCGCCTGGGCGTCGGCTCCGGCCCCTACGGCGAACTCGTCGCGCTCGGTGAGCGGCACTACACCGTGATCGGCGCTGCGGCGTCCGAGAAGAGCCCCAACGCGGGCCGGTGGCACGATGCCAAGGCCTACTGGTACGACACCTTCCGCCAGGGCATGCTGGACGGCCTGATCGACCTGGACTTCGACGAGATCGACGAGAACGGCAACGAGGTCGGTGCCGCGCTGAAGGACCAGCTGATGTCGATTCGGTACTTCTTCGACTCGAAGGGTGCCATCCAGATCGAGTCCAAGAAGGACATGCGCAAGCGTGGCATCCACAGCCCGGACGACCTCGAAGCCGCGATCTTCTCGTACTCGCTGAAGGCCCGCGATCTGGTCGAAGACCCCATCTCCGAACTGAACGACGGCGACCTCGTAGACGTGGACCCGTACGACTTCCTGGACATGGACGAGGTGCTGGGGATGCCCATTTGAGCCGATCTCGGGCGAAAATTGCGCAGGATTCGCGAAAATCGTCCAGTAGGATCAGCGCATGACCGACTCCCTCCCGAAGCGCAACATCATCGACCGCGTGCTCCAGACGCCGCGGAGTCGCGCGATGGAGACGGAACTCGAAGCCGTCCACGAGTTCCTGGACAACGTGAACATGCGCCACGAGAACCTGATGATCGACAACGCGGACGGCACGCGCACGTCGATGGCCGAGGCCCTGGGCAGCATCGACATGATGCTCGACGCCAAGGGCTGGACGCCGATCTGGGAGTACGACGACATCACCGGCCTCACCCTCCGGCAGGTCAAGGAGGCCAGTGAGCAGCTGCGCGAACTCGTCGCCGGGAACCCGTTCGTCGAGAACGGCGCGCGCGTGCTGAATGGCCACATCCTCGGCGCCGGGGTCGAGTTCGGCTCCCGGAACCGCACCGGCAAGCAGGAGTCGAAGCCGATCCCCGCGCGCATCCAGACCATGATGGAGGAGCCCTGGGGCGTCCGCTACCTCTTCGGCGCCACCGCCCGGGGCGAACTGAACCGCGCGGCCTTCACGGACGGCAACATCCTCTTCATCGGCCGCGACGGCGACAAGCGCTACCAGCGGGTTCAGATTCACGAGATCACCGGCTACCTCCGGAACCCGAACAACTCCGAGGAAATCTGGGCCTACCGTCGCACCTGGAACCCGAAGCCCCAGAGCACGACCCTGCCCGGCGTCACGGGCGCCACGGCGGTCGACGCGAGCGTCCGCACCCGGTGGTACTACACCGACATCTTCCCCCGCGAGGAGCGCCGCGACTTCATCAAGTTCGAGGGGAAGAACGAGGCAGCCGAAGTCGACTACACGCTCCTCGACCACGGGTTCAACCGGCAGATCGGGTGGCCGCTCGGCGTGCCGGACGGGCTGGCCATCATCGCCTGGTCGCGGCTCTACAAGGAGTTCCTGGTCAACGGCTACGTCATGTCGCGCTCGCTCGCGCGGCTGGCGTTCAAGCTCACCCTCGGCGGCAAGAAGACGAAGGACAAGGCCGCCGAGGTCTCCAAGCCCGGCCAGGCGGGCTCGACCTTCCTGGAGGGCGAGGGGAACTCGTTCACCCCGCTCGCGACCGCGGGCAAGGGCTACGACTTCGAGAGCGGCGACGGTCTCGCGAACGCCATGGCCGCGGGCCTCGGCATGAGCGTGCACGCGCTCCTGTCCAAGCCCGCCGAGAGGGGGAGCAACGCGGCCATCATGGTCGACCCCATCGCGGCGGCGACGGCGGCCGTACGGCGCGGCGAGTGGAACGACTTCTACGTCCGGTTCTTCCGCTGGATGGGCATGGAGAAGAAGCTCGTCGTCACCTGGCGCGACCACAACGACGACACGATCGCCCGCGTCATGCAGGGCTGGACGCTCGCCGACCAGACCGAGGTCTTCGGCCCCGAGGTCATCCAGCAGGGTGTCTCGCGCGTGCTCGACATCTCCGACCCCGGCGCCGTGCCGGACGGCTGGCAGCCGTTCTCGCGCCGCAAGGGCTCCTCGGAGCAGGGCACCCTCGGGAAGTCGGGCTCGACCTCGGGGACCGGCCAGGGTGACGGCGACGGCACCGGCGACTCCGGGAACGACACGCGCGATCAGTAAGTTCATGCCGCTCGGTGCATGAACAGACGTTCGATCGTGTACGCTCCAGAGCTATGACGATCAGCGTGAAGGAGTCGGGCTACCGACAGGGCACGCGCGCCGTCGTGCCGGAGGGCAAGGGTCAGAAGATTCGCGTTCGCCTGATGGGCTGGGAGCCGGGCTCCAAGGTCGTCGAGGGCTCCAGCGCGGACTACCCCGTGAGCGTCATCGAGCGCGACTTCGCGGACACCTTCCCGGTCGGCACCCGCATGCGCGCCAACCACGACGGCTTCTGCGAGGCCGGTGGCGATGTCCGCCGGATCATGGCCAAGACCACGAGCCTCCCGAAGGCCGAGGCGGACGGCATGTACGCCGACGCACTCGTGCGTGAGGGCGAGCCCAGCGACTTCATCCGGCAGTTCGCCGACGTGATCGGCACCTCCATCTCCGCCGGTGCCGAGATCGAGATGGTGGCCAAGCTCGACGCTGACGGCGACGTGGTGACCGACGAGAACGACGAGCCGGTCATGGTCCCGAAGCGCAGCGAGCGCGGCGCCCAGATCGTGAAGCGGTTCTTGCCCATGAGCGAGTCGCCGTACAACGCGGTCGACTTCGTGGAGGCTCCCGGCGCGGACGGGGCCATCGTCAAGGTGGCCACCGAGAGCGCGAAGGCCCTGATCGAGCACATGACCATCCGCGAGGCGGCCACGTTCGCCATCGGCGTCGCAGGCGACCCGCGCGAGAAGACCGAGGCCCGCAAGGTGCTCGGCGAGACTTCCGAGACGGCCCCGTCGCGGAACACCCAGAAGGAGAAGCAGATGGAAGCCGAAGAGGCACAGACCATCGCGGAGAACGCGGCCACGGCCGCGGTCAAGGCGTACGTCGAGTCCCAGGCCGCCCCCGCTCCCGAGCAGCCCTCTCTCGGCGACATCGCCGAGGCCGTCGTCACGGCGGGGCTGACCGAGGCGGGCCGGAAGGCCGTGTACGAGCGCGTCGACCGCGGAGTCCCCGTGGCCGAGGCGATCGAGTCGGAGAAGGCGCACGAGGACGCGATCCGCAAGGAACTGTCCGCATCCGCCGCCCCGGCCAAGCGGGAGTCGGTCCTCGACTTCGGCTTCACCGAGAACGACCTCACCGGCACGCCCCTGAAGGGCACCGAGGGGGAACTGGACCAGTCCAAGGTCGACGAGGCCTTCGACGAGATGGTGGAGGTGTAAGACATGGCCGCCAAGGTCGTCAACGACAGCGCGAACTGGGCATCCATCTGGGTGAAGACGGTGAACCTCGGCTCGTCCGAGGCCGGTCTCCCCGGAGGCTCCGCAGCCGCCGCCATCAACCAGATCGCCCGCGTCGGCGCGAAGATCGGCGTCATCGTCGACACCCCGCGTCTGCGTGAGGACGGGAACTACTACGCCCAGGTCGACACCGCCGCGCACGTCCGCATCTCCGGCACCGCCGGTACCGCGACGGACGGCGCCACGGTGTACATCACCGCCGCGGGTGCGGTCACGCTCACCGCGACCGGCAACTTCCCGATCGGCTACCTCACCGAGGCCAAGCCGGTCGCCGGGACCGACATCTGGGTCCAGCTCGTCCCCGACAAGATCAGCGTCGCTTCGGCGTAAGACAGGAGATCAACGACATGCCTACCGCACGCCAGCTGGAAGCGTTCAAGCTCTGGCGGACCGCCGAGGGAAAGGCCGCCGTCAAGGACGGTCCGCTCCCCACGCGCCGCCAGCGCGAGCAGGCCCAGATCAAGTTCGCCGAGTCGATCGCCTACGGTGATCTGCCGACGCAGCTTCAGCCCGCCATCGTCCGCACCCTGCGGGCGTACTACCGCGAAATCCCGCAGGTGGCCGAGCGCTTCACCACCGAGTGGGAACTCACGGGCATCGACCGGGACGAGGAGTACAACCTCTACGGGTTCAACCAGGACAACATCCCGGGCTCCCACGAGGGCAAGCAGTTCGTCCCCGGCGGTCTGCCCCGCGTCGGTCGCCGTGAGTCGTACCCCCAGATCGGCCTCCAGGCCTCCGGCAAGAAGGGTCGGGTCTCCAAGACCGGCGAGGCGTTCGGTATCGACTGGGAGACGATCGTCAACTCCCGCGGCACCAACGTCAACCACCTCCGCGAGGCCATCGCGATGTTCGGCCGCCACGCCGCCAACCAGAACGAGATCGAGGTCGCGAGCCTGCTCGTGAACGCCTCGGGCTTCCGGACGGGCACCGGCGGCGGCCTGAACGGCGCGACGGCGCTGACGGGCAACCCGGACCTCATGGACCCGGTGGAACTCGCCACTGCCATCGCGCAGCTTCAGGGCGTGCAGGTCGAGGGCCAGGATGTCGACTACACCAAGTTCGTCATCCTCACCTCGATCCCGAACGCGCCGCTGGTGCGCCAGGGTATCCAGGGCCGTCGCATCGTCCGCAACCCGGGCGCGCAGACGGGCTACTCCTGGGAGGAGACGGTCGACTACGGCGCCGAGGTCGAGGTCATCGGCTGGAAGTGGCTGCGGACGCTCTACCCGAACATGGGCAAGGGTGCGATCATCGTCCCCGTCGCCGGTGGCGACGACCTGCCGGTCCTGACCCGGAACCGCCTCCAGGGCTACCCGGAGCCGTCCTTCTGGATCAAGGACTCGAACGCCAAGTCGGCCAACGGCGGCGGCGAGATCAACCCCGAGGCCGAGGGCGACTTCGACTCGGACTCCGTGGTCTCGAAGGTCCGCCACGTCACCGGCGCCTCGGCGCTGTGGAACACGGCGATCGGCTTCACCACGGGCGCCGGTTCCTAACCAGCACCCCAGCACGGAAGGCCCTCACTTCGGTGGGGGCCTTCTGCTGTTCTCGGTCTACTGGGGATGCTAGGCTCAGCCCTGCGGTGATCTGCTCCGATCTGCGCATGGGAAGAGACCCCCGGTGACCTGTATAGGAACCCGGGGGTCTCGCCGTATACTGCCCCCATGGCCAATCCCGTACCGAACCAGGGCGCCGTCCCGATCGACACGACCTCGCTCGTCGGCCAGGTCCGGCTGCTGACCGGCGACACCGACGCGAAGAACGTCACCGGCCCGGTCGGCGAGTACGTGTGGATGTCCGACTCGGAGATCAGCGGCTACCTCAGCCTCCACGGCGACAGCCCCCAGCGCGCGGCCATCTTCATCCTGCGCATGGTCGCGATGACGCCCGCCATGCAGTACAAGAAGTGGTCGTCGGCAGACCTCTCTGTCGACGGCCCGGCGATCACCACGGCGCTGCGAGCGCTCATTGCCGACATCGAGAAGTCGCTCGACGCGGACGCCGCGGGCGAGGTCGCCGACTTCATCGGCATCGCGCCCACCGGCGCGGCCGTCAGCCAGCCCGCCCTGCTGACCGACCACCCGCTCCAGTGGCGCGGGGTGGACACGGACCCCACCCTGCCCCTGCGGATGCTCTGATGGGCGTCTGGAGCGGCGGGCCGAGCCCCACGAGCGTCGACATCCCCGGCATCGCCGCCGCCATGCGCCCCGCGCTGGAGCAGTGGATGACCGGCCACATCCAGATCGTCGACCTGAAGCGCGGAGCCGCGGGCGCCGCCAATGCTTTCACGGACGTTCGCACGAACACCGAGCCGGTCATCGTGCTGGACTCCGGCCCCAACGGCGCGCTCATCCAGCCCATGCGCGCGGCTACCCGCGGCGAGATCGGCGGCCAGCCCTCGGGCCTGCTCGGCGTGCGCTTCCAGGTGAAGCGGAGCGCGTCGATCGCCGAGGGTCAGCGCCTGCGCGGCGGCCTCGCCGTGCGCGTGCTCGACGGCGGCAACGCGGCGGGGCTCGTCGGTCCCACGTACGCCCTCCCCGAGGTGCTGGACTCTTCGCTGGCCTGGGACTACATCTTCGAGGCGGTCGTGGTCGCCGGAGGCTCCTGATGGCCAAGGTGAAGTGGCACGGCGGCAAGACCTTGCGGCACGCCGAACGCCTCCTCGTCACGCGCCGAGACGAACTCCGGAGCGACCTCACCGAAGCGCTGGAGGACTCGATCGAGCGGGGTGCGATGCTCACCCAGGACAACCTGGAGGAGGCCGTCACCCGGACCGGTATCCGGCGCGTCGAGCAGGCCACGAATCCGAGCATGGCGCTCGGCGGCGAGGACTTCTCCGCGTCCGCATTCCCCGGCCGTCATGTCACCGGCAACATGGTGGGCTCCGTCTCGCACGAGGTCCGCACGCCCCGCGCCCGGCGTGTCACCGGCGTGTTCGGATGGTGGGGCTCGAACTACGAGGACTACTTCCGCGACCAAGACCTCGGCGAGGGCAACATCCCCGCGGCGCGCGCCCTCCCCATGGCCTACATTCAGGCCCTCTCGATGTTCCGCGAGCGCGTCGTCGAGATCGTGAACAAGAAGTAACGGGTATGCTGCATCCCAGCCCTTGAAACTGGACTGGAGCGTCGATGATACCGACCGCGATGATTCTTTCGGCGGTTGCGCTCGCCGCGGTCGGTGGGGGTACCGGCGTGTACGTCGACCTCCTCAACTTGCAGTGGTGGCAGGCCGTCCTGGGAATCGGAGCAGCCTTGGGCGTCTCCGGCGCCCCCTGGCTCACCGCGCTGGCCGCCGGTCGCCTCCTGTTCCGGGCGGACCTCGATCGTCAGCTGAAGAAGAGCGACGAAGAGCACGCAAAAGCCATGGCACAGCAGAAGGATTACTACGAGGCCCTGCGCGAGATTGACAAGCAGCACTATGGTGAGCTAAAGGAGTCCAACATCGCGAACGCCATTGCCGCCCAGACGGAGCGGAAGCGGGCCGATGATGTCACGGACGCTGTTCTGGAGGTGGGTGCCGTGCTCGAAGCCAACACCCATGCCCTCAACTCGTTCCATCGTGCAGTCGAGATCGCCCAGAGTGAGGCCGGATCGTGACCGAGTGGCGGGAACACCCCATGCCGGACATCGACGAGTCGACGGCACAGGTCGAGAAGCACCTCGCCGAGCAGCGCGTCTCCGCGGCCGAGGACGGGGCCGAGCGCACTCGCCAGGCCGTAGGATTCTTCGGTGGTTTCGTGAAGACGGCCAAGACGCTGCACGAGGCCAACGACTATACGAACCGGATGCTACTCATCATGCGAGGATCGAACCGTGCTACCTGAATTTCTCGCCCTCGCCAACACCCCTTCGGACTGGCTCCTGCTGTACTGCCTCCTCCCGTCCGCGGCGTTCTTCATCACCTACACCACCACGTCGCCGTGGTGGAAGGTGAGGGAGTTCGGGTGGCTCGGGGTGGTCACGGTTCTGCACAGCCTCTCGGTGGGGCTCCTGCTCTTCCTGATCTGCTACGGCATCGTCTTCGGCCAGAAGATCGACGAGGAGTATCGCGTGGCCATCTCTGGCGCGCTGGCGTTCGCCCTGACCTCGAAGTACGTCGTGTTTCTCCTGGAGCGCCGCGCAGGCCTCCGTGAGCGCCGCGAGACGAAGCGGCTGAAGGTCGAGCGGGCCGAGCGCCACGATTCGGTCATGGCCGATTCGGATGCCGACTGATGGCGCTCGACACCGTTCCCGAAGAGGATGCGATCCTCCAGCGCCTGAAGGCGAACCTGTGGTCGGGCCGGGTCTACGACGAGCTTCCCGACGAGACGGACCTCGCCCGCGACACGGTGACCGGCCTCATCCTGCCGTACATCGTGCTCACCTTCGGCACGCTTTTCCCCTCCGGCCAGGACCAGTCGATCGAGGGCGCCGCGCAGCAGCCGCACGTCCTCCCGTTCGTCGCCGAGTGCTGGGGCGCCACGAAGAACGACGCGCGCGCGGGCGGCACCGGCGTGATCAAGCTCCTCACCGGATGGCGCCCGAGCGAGAACAACGCCAGCGAGATCACCCTCACCGGCGGGGGCGGCGGCTTCGCGAACTACGACCAGGGGCGGCCGGTCCGGTTCCTCCGGCCGGTGGCGGGCTCGTGCCTCGTGAATATGTCGATCGACGACGCGCTGGACTGAACTCCGCGAAAAGCGAGATATTCCGCGCGAGGCATGGGCTAGACTCTGCCGCATGAGCATGCCTGAGCCGGAGACGGTCAACACCCGTCACACCCTTACGGGCATCGTGCAGCGCGTCACTCCCGAACAGTACGAGTTGTTCTCGGACTACCTGGAGATCGTCGCTGACGATGCAAAGTCCCTCGCGTCGGGTGATTTCACGCCCGGCAAGGTCGGAGAGCACGATGCTCCCGAACCTCCCACCGATGCCGTCGCCGCCGCGCAGGCTTCCTACGACGCCGTGATCGCAGACGGCAACGCGCCGAACTCCAAGATCGCGCGCGAGGCGAAGGCCGCCGTCCAGGCCGCCGAGGCGGAGGCTCAGGCCCAGATCGACGCGGCCGAGAAGGTCGTCGCCGACGCCGAGACCCAGGAGGGCACCGCGTCCTCCTCCAGCGCTGAGGGAGACGCGCAGTGACCAGCATCGACCGGCTCCTCCGAGCCAATCGCACCATCATGCAGGTGCCCGTCTACGAGAAGGCGGACGGCTCGCTCGTCATCGTCTCGCCGACCGGCACCACGACGCCGTTCTTCACGCCGTCCGTGGCCATCCTCGACGCCTGGCGCCAGGTCACCACGACCAACGCCACCGGCGCCGCACACGGTGGCAACATCTCGTGCGCCGTCCTCGACGACGTGACGCTCGGCATGGGCGAGAGCGAGACCGACACCGAACTGACCATCTGCTCGATCGGCAACGAGGCGGACCCCACGTTCGCCAACATCGAGGCCGAGATCACCGGACTCCGCGACCGCAACAAGGCCGACACCGGCGTGTTCAACCTGTTCACGCAGCTGAACAACTCGGTCGACGCCCGCTACGGCTGGGTCGACCGCATCGGCTTCGCCTCGACGGCCGCGTTCGCTGCGGGCCAGATCATCTCCATCTACGACACCTACACGGACGTGCCGGTGGACGTGAAGGAGGACCGCGGTAACCTGAAGCTCACCCAGTCCCCGGTCCCGACCGGCAACTACATCGACCGCTACACGCTGGTCTGACCGGAGAACACGACATGCCTACTCGCGACCTCTCGAACAAGCGGGTCCAGCTGTGGCTGGGCCTGGCCTCCGGAGTCACCGACTTCACCAAGATCAACGCCACCCAGATCAACGCGCTGCTCCCGTGCGCCCCGGCTGTCCGCTGGGACGGCCTCGACTTCGGCATGCAGGCGTCGGACCAGGAAGACGACCGCTCGCTCGACGACGACGCCACGGAGACGCTGCGTGGCTTCATGCAGTTCGGCGGCGGCGTGCCGTTCTTCTTCCCGAAGGCGACCGACACCTCCTCGATCCTCCGCCAGGCGTTCAACCTCGTGAAGACCCGCGGCACCGAACTCGTGCTCGTCGAGCGCATCGGGTTCGTCGACCGCCGCACCCCGGCCGCCGCGGGCGACTGGGTGAACCTCTACAAGGTGATGACGGACGGCTACGAGCCCGACACCGAAGGCACCGGCGGCTACGCCTACATCCAGTCGCTCCTGCCCCGCGGCAGCGTCGCGCCCTGGATCGTGGTCGACGCCGCGACCCCCACGGCCGTCACCGTGGCCGGTGGAGCCGTCACGGGCGCCGTGGGCACCCTGGCGCTGCGCCGGGCGACCTACGAGGGCAACGACGTGACGCGCAACGCCGAGTGGACCTCCTCCAACCAGGCGGTCGCGCGGGTCACGGACGGCATCATCGAGATCGTGGGGGCTGGTACGGCGAACGTCACGGCCAAGATGCCGGGTAGCCTCGCCTCCACGGCGGTCACGGTAACCAGCCCGTAATCGCCCACGCGAACCCCCCTCTGTCGTTCGGGTCGACACGAGGGGGGTTCGTCTGTCTGTATGCTGGTGCTCCCAACCTCGAACGGAGCAGACATGAATGACGACGCCGACGCCCCCGTCAACCTCGAAGACGAAGAGCGTATCGCCAAGGAGAACTTCACCCTCGCCGACCTCTTCGGCGGACCCCCGCGCCCCGGCGTGCTCCCGGAGAAGAAGCGGATCACCTTCCGCGACCTGGAGGCCGTGAAGACCTACGACGAGCGCCGCGCCGACGCCGGTCAGCTGCGAGGCATGTACGAGGCCGCCGAGAAGCCGAAGCGGAACGCCTCCGCCGAGGTCAAGAAGGCGTACGCCGAGATGGCCGCTGAGGTCGAGAAGGCCGACGCGCTCGTCGAGGAGGCCCGCGAGAAGATGCTCTCGACGGCGCTCTCGTGGCACCTGCGCGCATACCCCGAGGTGGCGCTGAAGATCGCCAAGCGCGAGGCGCGGAAGCTCTTCCTGGAGAAGGACGGCACCCTCCGCGAGGGCTACACCGACCAGGACACCCAGGAGTGGCTGGAGCACCGCCTGTTCGGCGAGATCGTGCAGAAGGTCGTCACCGCGGACGGCCGGATCGTCGACTTCGGATGCCCGAAGGCGGAACTCGGCGAGATGCTGTCGAACTCCTCGAACATGCACCCGGCCACCTGGCAGGCTCTGAAGGACGACTACCAGGAGTTGACCCTGCGCGCCGGTATCCGGCTCCAGTCGGTGCAGGACCCGGGTTTCTAAGCGGCGAACTCCACAAGGGGGAGAACGCCCACATCCTCACGATGTTGCGAGCGGCGATTCTCCGGAACCTCCGCCCTACGACCCTTCTCCTCGGCAAGCAGCCGCACTCGAAGTGGAACAAGCTCGACCGGCTCCTCGTACACGCCTACCAGATTCACGAGGACGAAATCTCCTCGAACACCGGCCTACCCGTGTGGGTGACGCGTTCGCTCGATCCGAACATCCGGATCGCCGTCGAGGAGCGCACCGACATGGCCGACTACGCGCTCGCGAAGTGGGACAAGGAGAACGCGGGCAAGGACAAGAAGATGGGCGTCTCGCGTTTCGCGGTGGCGCTCGACATCGAGGGCAAGCCTCTGGAGTATGGTGGTCTCACGCGCCAAGGCTTCACCGAGGCGGCCATTCAGGAACAGCAGGATCGTGACGAAGAACTCAGCGAAGCTGGGATCGAGCGCGATCGACCGGAGGGCGGGTACAACCCCGCTGACTACGGTGACGGCCTGACCAGCCCTGCATAACCCGGAGAGAGCGCGCATGGCCACTTCCGAGGAGTATCTGGCCTCCCTCGGCTTCGACACGTCCGATGTCGATAAGGCGGTGAACCAGACCGTCACCCTGCTCGGCCACCTCGGTGCGCAGTTCGATCAGGTCGAGAAGCGGACGAGCAAGGCCGAGCGTGCGCTCATCGGCACCGCCAAGGCGACCGATACCCAGTCGACGGCCCTCCGGAATGCCTCGACGACGCAGGACCGGGCGGCGCAGAGCGCACGCGCGCTGGAGAACGCCGAGGACCGGCTCCAGGCGGCTATCAACAAGGTCGACTACGGCCAGATTTCGCGCGAGACCGATGCGCTGGCCTCCGCGCGCGAGCGGCTGCGTCGGGCTCAGGCGTTCGTCGGCGAGACCCGCTCGAAGCTCGACTCCTCCGAAGAGGCCGACCTCGCCCACAACACGAACCGTTCGGCGCGTGCCACTACGGAGCTTGCGGCCGCGCAGGCGAACTACGCACGCGAGGCGGCGAAGGCCAATACCCAGACCCGCGAGGGCACGCGCGGCCTGCTCGATCAGGAGTCCGCGCTCCCCCGCCTGCGGTACGCGCTCTACGACGTGGCCCAGGTCTCCCTTACAGCGTCCGCAGCGATCGCTGGCGTGGGCGTCGCGGTGGCGACCGCATCCGCCAGCTACGAGTCGGCCTTCACGAACGTCGAGCGCACGGTCGAGCCCGGCTCGATCGCCGTCGAGGAGCTTCGGAGCCAGCTGGTCGGCCTGTCGAACGAAATCCCGCTGACCTTCCAGGAACTCTCTGGCATCGCCACCCTGGGTAACCAGCTTGGCGTCGAGGCGCGGAACATCGAGGGCTTCACCGGCACGGTCGCGCGCTTCGCCGCAGTGTCGGGCGTCTCCTTCGAGGAGACCGCGAAGTCCTTCGGCTCGATGAGCGAAATCCTGGGAGTGGCCGAGGCCGACTATGAGCGCCTGGGCTCGGCCATCGCCCTCGTCGGCCGCCGCTCGGTGGCCACGGAGTCCGAAATCCTCTCGCTCACCCGAGAGATCGGCCAGCAGGCCTCCCAGGCTGGATTCTCGGCCGAAGAGGTCATCGGCCTGTCCGGCGCTCTCGGCGAGCTCCGCGTGCCCCCGGAGCGTGCGCGAGGCGCCCTGACGACCTACTTCCAGACGCTCACGGCGGCTGTGGCCGAGGGCGGCGACAAGCTCAACGACTTCGCCACCGTCGTCGGCATGTCGAGCGCCGAACTCGACGCCGCCGTCCGCAGCGGTCAGGGCCTGGAGGTCTTCCAGCGCTTCCTGGCATCGCTCGAACAGACCGACACCGTGGGCGCCACCGAAGCGCTCGACCGCCTCGGGCTCTCGCAGCTGCGCGTCTCGGATGTCTTCCAGCGGCTCGGCGCCAACACCGACGTGTTCAACCAGTCGATCGCGAACGGCCGCCAGGGCTGGACCGAGGGGTCGGAGCTTGCGCGCCAGTACGCGCTCGTGCTCGACGACCTCAACACTCGCTGGCAGCTGTTCCTGAACGCCCTGATGACCTTCGCGGCCTCCGTGGGCGATCAGGTGGCCCCGGCGCTCTCCTCGCTCCTCGACGGCGCGAGCCAGGTGCTCCAGGTGCTCACGGCGTTCGTCGACAGCCCGGCGGGCGAGTGGGCCGTCCGGTTCGGCGCGACCATCCTCACGCTCGTCGCGGGCTACGCGGCGCTGCGCGGCGGCATCGCGCTGGCCACGGCCGCCCTCCTCGCACTCCGCTCGGCCGCCATCGGCATCGGCGGCGCGGGCATCATCGCGAACATCCGCGCGCTCGCCGTCGCTCTCGGCCTCGTCAAGATCAACGCCGACAGCGGCAAGGTGTCCCTCGTGGGGCTCGCCGGGTCGCTGAAGGCGGTCGGGCGCGCCACCATCATCATCGGCATCCTCCAGCTGGTGACCGAGGCCCTGTTCAACATGAAGGGCGCCGGAGATATCGTCATCGACGTGCTCACCGGCATCGCGCAGTCGGTCGTGGCCGCCGCCCGCATCCTCTCCGACTTCGTGGGCGCTCTCCCCGGCGGCGGCGTCTTCGCGGACTGGGCGGACGGCCTCCAGGTCGCGCACGACGAACTCGGCAACTTCCGGCGCGACGCCAAGAAGGAGTGGGGCAACTTCGCGCGGGACATGGGCTGGATGTCGGACGAGACCACCGAGTTCGGCGATGCCGCAAGCATGGCCACGCCGATCGTCGAGGACTTCGCGGGCGGCATCGGCGACCTGGGCGACGCCGCGGGCGGCTCGGGCGGCGCCGCGGAGAAGATTCGCACCCTCGTCGACTACGCGAGCGACCTGTCCGGCGTGATGACTCGCGCCTTCGACATCCGGTTCGGCTCGACGCAGGCGCTCGATCAGGTCACCTCCTCGTGGAATGCGATCCGCCAGGCCGTCGCCGACACGGCGCTGGAGATCGCCGGATACCGCGCCGAGATGATGCAGCTGACCGCCGACCGCGACATCCGCGAATACTGGCTCAGCGTCGCGGAGAACTACGGCGACGCGCTCCGGGCCGGGCAGCTGCGCGCTGAGATCGCCGACATCGACTCCGACCTCTCCAAGAAGTCGGCCTCGCTCACGAAGGCGCAGGAGAAGAACTCCCGCGGCCTGGAGGGCAACTCGGACTCGGCCATCGAGAACCGCGCCACGCTCACCGGTCTCGTGCAGGGCTACCAGAGCTACATCGAGAAGCTGGCGGCATCCGGCGCCTCGCAGGAAGTCCTCCAGTCCGAGTCGCAGCGCCTGAAGCAAGAGTTTCTGGCGCAGGCCGCGCAGCTGGGCTACAACAGCGTCGAACTGTCGAAGTACGCTTCGGCGTTCGACGACGTAGCTCTGGCCATCTCCCGCGTGCCCCGGAACATCACCGTCTCGGCGAACGTCAACCCCGCCATCCAGGCGCTGAACGAGTTCCAGGCCCGGGGGGTCGAGGCCGGGCAGGCGGTCGGCAACGCGCTCAGCAGCGCTTTCGGCGGCGGCGCGGGCGGGTTCAACACCAACGCGGGCGAGGAGGCGGCCCGGAAGCTTGGCCGTCGAGGCGTGCTCCTCGCGGAGATCGCCGTCCTCCAGGCGCAGGCCCTCACCTACGGCCTTCAGGGCAACGTCTTCGAGGCCGTGGCCGCTCGGACCGGCATCGCCGTGCGCTCGGCGATCCTGGCGTCCGGCAGCTACCGCTCCGGCACCGCCTGGACGGGCTCCGGCAACCCCGACGAGATCGCCGGTGTCGTGCACAACCGCGAGCGCGTGCTCAACGAGCGCGGCTCGCGGATGGTGTCCGGCCAGTTCGTCAACGCGGCCAACCAGGGCCGGAACCCGTGGCAGTACGCTCCGAAGTCCGGCGGCGGCAGCACGAAGTTCCCGTCGTCTATGGTGGTGGAACTGTCCCCGGTCGACCGGATGATCCTGGCGAGCGGCAAGCCCGTGCAGGTGAGCATCGCAGCGACCGACGTGGTGAAGTCCACCGGTGCAGCGAACGAGGACGACAACCGTAGGGGCGGAGCATGAGCAAGAAGCGGACGTGGTTCGGCACCCGTGGATTCGAGACCTGGATTCCGACGCCGGGCATCAACCCCGACTACACCCGCGCGGGGTGGTCCTCCGGCGAGCAGCAGTACACCGGCGGCGGCGCGGGTTACCGCGAGTCGAAGAACGCCCACAACGTGTACGTGCTCGACTGGGGCATCTCGAACGACCGTGAGGCCATCCGGCGGATCACGGACTTCGCCGATGGCGTCTACGACCTGCTCGATGGCGTCAACCTCGTCTACTGGATCGACCCGATGGCCCGGGACGCCAACGTCCTGAATCAGGCCATGGCAACGCCCTCGCTGGGCTGTGAGGACGCTCCGCCGCTCATCACGGATGCGGACGGCTCCGGCCGCCCCAAGGCCGTCACGACCCCCGCCAACGCCTTCCGGTACCCGGCGCGCTCGGCGCAGTTCACCCAGAAGCCCTCCAGCCTGTCGTATTCGCAGTACATCCCCATCCCGCCGGGGCACTCGGCGTGGGTCGGCGTGCACGCGGACACCTCGGGGATCATGCAGGTGCAGCGGGTGAACGGCTACACCACGGTCGGCACGCCGGTCCCGATCACGACGCTGGGCCTGGAGGCGAACTTGGTCAACACCGAGTTCACCAGCGACCAGTCCTCGGGCATCGTGCTTGGGTTCACCCAGGCGCTCAGCACCCGCACCTTCACGCTGTACGGTCTCGTCGTGCAGATTCTCCCGACCGGCGTCGCTCCCGTCGCCCAGAACTTCATCTCCGGCCAGGGCCACTCCGGATGCCAGTTCGTCGGCAAGCCCGCGAAAACGCCCTACTCGGCTGTGTTCGATCGCGTGTCGCTGACGGCGCGCCTCGTCGAGACGGGTATGGACCTGTGACCACCGGCATCGAAGTCAAGGTCACGAATGGCAATGGCGGCTACACCCCCTGGGTCGAGAAGCGTCGGAACCTCTTCCAGAACCCGCGGGCAGCGAGCCTCACCGGTTTCGGAGCCGCGACGCTCGGCACCCGCTCCACGCTCACCGGACTCCCGGGGCGCACGCCCACGGCCTACCGTCACACCCGCACCACCGCGACCACAGCCGCCCGCGTGGCGGACATTATCATCGGGCCAGGCATGCCCCGCGGGGTGGGGGTGACGGTTACCGTTCAGCTTCGCATTCGAGCGAGTGCGGTCGGCAATCTTACAATCGCCGTCCGAGGGACCATTAGTTCTTCCACGGGCCAATCCACGCTTGGTGTGATCACGGTCACCGAGGCGAATGTCTTCCAGGACTTTGTCGTCACTGGCAATAGCATCACCGGAACCGCCGGGACTTCGGCTGGCGTCGCCGTCATTCAGACCGGCGGCGCCTCCGGCATGACGGTCGACATCCAGGAGATCGACTTCGAAGAGGGGTCGGGCGGCTTCTATCTCGACCCCGCGCTCAACACCGAGCTTCAGCGTGTGATCTGGACGGGCGCCGAGGACGCTTCGCCGACCGCCCTGGAGGAGCGCACCCTCATCCCCGGCACCGAGGTGCTGAAGGGCGACACGGGCTACTCGGTGCACGAGGAGGCCACGAGCGTCGACCCGACCGACACCACGGGCGCCGGGGGCAGCATCTCGATCGACCTGTTCAACGGCGGCAGCCGCGTGGCCGCCAAGCGCCTCTCGCGGAAGACGATGACGCTCACTGACCGCGGGCAGGGCGTGACCTCGGGGACGGCGCGTGTCCCTTCCGGCAGCCTTACCGGCACGAGCGTGCAGCTGGATCAGCGCACGGTCGCGCTGTCCGTCGAGCGCACCGCCCAGCCCTTCACCGGCACGCTCCGGAACTACTTCATCTACCTGCTCGGGCTCGTCGGCATCGTGGACGGCTACGTCATCGACCCCGTGTACTCGACCATGACCGGAACCTTCCCGGGTTGGCAGGCCGAGGTCTGGCTCCAGATGAAGCGCCTGCTCGCGATCAAGGGCGGCGAGATCACCCAGGCGTCCGACAACATCATCATCCGCCCCATCCGCGGGCGCATCACGGTCGACCGACGCGACAAGGACTTCTCCTGGTCGATGGATGACTCCAGCCTCGCGCTCGCCGTCGAGGGCTACTGGTACGAGACTACGCAGCGCACCGCGGGGCTCGCCTACCCGGACGGCGGCTGGAACGACCAGGTGCAGGTCTACACGGTGGATGCCGGGGAGACGATCGAGTACGACGTTCCGATCAACGCGAGCCTGTCGTCGATCTCCCAGCCGATCGCCCAGAACTACGTGAGCCGCGAGTACATCGGCCCGACCAGCGTCTACTCCGTGGTCGGCTCGGACGGCCTGCCCGTCCCCGCGTCGCAGTGGCTGGAGGCGGGCGGCAAGGTCGAGGTCTCGATCGGGGACGACACGCGCTCGCTCCTCATCCGGATCACCGGCGCCCAGATCGAGCGCTACGCCCCCTTCCGCATCGCGGCATCCGCGGGACCGAGCGACAACTACTCCAGCCTCCGGCTCGTGGGCACCGGCGTCTTCTACGAGAAGCACGGCCCCATCCGGCTGATCACCTCGGCCACCGAGGACGACACCACGGTCGAGGTCGGTGCGACGCTCGACTCCGAGTTCGTCACGAACCTCTCCGACCTCTACGACGCGATGGCCTGGATGCTGTCGCGCTACGGCGGCCCCCGTCACACCATCCGAGTCGAGACCACCGGCATCAACCGGTCGGGCGAGTCGGGCTCGTACGCCTACCCGACATTCGGAGATTTCAACGAATACGCGGCCGACCAGGGCTGGACGACATTCGCAGATTTCAACGCCGAGTACGTGGGGTTCGACTTCGGGGCGTTCAATGACGAGTGGGCCGCGACCGTCGCCGACGCCTTCGTCAACCAGGCCTTCGGCAACGTCGCGGGCGCGCGCACCTTCCGCGATGGCCTCTGGTATCGCCTGCGCACGACGGACATCACCCCGGCCAGCATCAGCTACACCGCGGAGAACGACACCACCGCCGGAGACCTCAACACTTGGCTCACCCAGCAGTTCGCCGAGCGCGGCCTGCCGAACACCTTCGAGTCGTTCAACACGCTCCTCGCCGAGCGTGCCACCTTCGCTGAGTTCAGCGCCGCCCCGCTCTCCCTGGAGGACTGATGCGTCTTCGCTTCCCGCTCCCGAACCTCGACCGCCTCTCGCGCCCCTGGACCCGCTACGTCGAGCAGCGCCTGGAGGAGCAGGCCGCCCGCAACGAGCGCGAGGATGCCGAAGCCCTCAACGTCAACAAGGGCCAGAACGCCGCCGCCCAGCGCATGGCGAAGACCATCCGCAGCATGCCGTTCGTCGTCGTCGGCCAGGGCTCCTCCACCGGCTTCGGGCTCGTGGCCGGATGGAACGTCGTGGCCACGGTTGACATCCGCCACCCTGACGAGTGGCAGGACCTGAGCATCGTGGCCATGGGCGGGGCGGCGGCGGTCGACACGCTCTCCGGCGGCCTCACGATCTGCGAGGCTCGCATCGTGATCGCAGGTATCGCGTCGCCCATCTTCGCCCCGGCGAAGGATGCCGCAGCCTCCCAGGTCAACAACATCCTCTCGCCGAACTTCGGCCTGCCGGGCGTCGGTGCATTCTCCGGCGGCGTGACCTCGTGCACGCTGGAGCTTCGGCCGCTGAACTCCAACGCCTTCCCGGCCCGCTCTGGCAACTACGCCAGCCTCACCGTCATCGCCACCTTCACCAACCCGGTCTAAGAGATAGGATTCCGACATGCCCAACCTCAACGGCCGCTGGCCGATCTGGTACCCGATCGTCGGATCGCCCCTGATCCCCTTCGAGGACAACTTCCTGCAAATGGCGCAGAGCGTCGCCAACGCGCTCGACGGCTACGACCTCCCGCTCAGCGTCGCGAACAACGCCGCGCGCGACAGCCTCTTCCCCAGCCCCACCGATGGCGACCGCGTGTACGTGCGCGACACCAAGCAGACCCAGGTCTACGAGGGCGGCTGGGTCATCGAAACCAGCGACTGGATCAGCTACACCCCGACCTGGACGGCCGCAAACTCGGCGCCGGTGCTGAACAACGGCACGCTCCTCGGTCGGTACAAGTACATCGGCCGCAAGCTGATCGCCTTCCGCATCGAACTGTTCTTCGGCAACACGACCTCGGGCGGCGCCGGTGACTACGCCTTCGCCCTGCCGTTGCAGGCGGCGCCGAGCGGGCAGCAGATCGTTCCGTGCTGGGTCTCGCTCGCCGGTCCCGGGTGGGACTTCACTGGCCTCGGTCTGGTCTCCCCCGGCGGCACGACGATCCAGCCGCGCGTGGTGGAGTCGATCTCCTCGACCGTGATGAAGGCCGCGCGCAACGCGAACTCGGGCGGCGGGAACAACTCGGGCATCCCCCTGGTGCCGTCGAACTACTCCTACCTCGCGGGCTCGCGTGTCGTGATCGAAGGGGTGTTCGAGATCGCGTAATGGTACGATCTGCCCCATGATCACACCCGAGGTCGCAGAACTCAGCGCGGAGGACCGGAACACCATCCGGTCCATCCTCCTCGCGCACGTCGCCAATGGCGTCGAGAGCCCGCTCCTTCCGACCGATGTCGACCTGGACGGCGACGGCATCGTCGATGCGTTCGGGCTCGGGGATGAGGGCGAGATCGTCTTCGTCTCCGGCGTCACCCTCGCCACGACCGTCTACCGGGCGGACGAGGAGGACTGATGGGCGGCGCAGTCGAGTTCGTCTACCGCGATGGGCAGCGCCTGACGCCGTGGATGAACTACCAGATCGACCGGCTCGACGCCGAGTTCTTCCGCGTGTGGGGATGCCACATCCACGTCCGCTCCGGCATCCGGACGTACGAGGAACAGGTCGCGATCTTCACCGAGCGCTACCGGATCGCCTCGCAGGTCAACGGCCGCCACGTCTACGACACCCGCGTGTGGAACGGCGTGCGCTGGTACCGCATCTCGCCGCTCGGAACCGTGGCCGTGCCCAGCACCTCGAACCACGAGATTCAGGGAACCACGGCCGCCGCCGACCTCTACGACGACGGCCCCGGCGCCGGTGTGGCCACCAAGGGCAGTGCCCGAGCGAACTGGCTGCGCTACTGGTGCACGCTGTTCGACATGGTGGCCGAGGGCTACAACTTCAACGAGGCGTGGCACTACGCTATGCTCCACATCTTCCAGACCCCGCCGACCCCGGCACCCACCCCCAAGCCCGTAGAACTACCCGACGAAGAGGATGACATGCTCGCCATTCACGTGAACGACAGCGGCACGGCGCACACCGTGACCCTCGGTATCGGCACGCTCTCGCACATGATCGACAGCGATGACCCCGACAAGGTGAAGAACCAGATTCGCTCGCGCGACGACTGGACCGAGTGCACGCCCGCCGAGTTCGACGTGCTCCTCGCTCGGTTCGGCGTGGCGCGCGACGCCTACAAGTTCATCAACACCTCGAACGGCATCAACGTCGGCCCCGGCAAGGGCGGCCAGCTGGTCGTGCTGAACGCCGAGACCGGCCATTGGTGGACCGGCCAGACCTGGAACCGGGCCACGGCCGAGGCGAACCGCACCATCGCGGACATCAAGGAACTGCTGGACCCCTCCGAGAAGGAAGTGTGACATGACCGACGTCAACCCCAACCTGCCCACGCCCGGCCTCCCGGCGGCCATCGCCAGCGTCGACCAGATCACGCCGAACGTCGTGGTCTCGAACCCGAACACCCGCCGGAAGATCGGCGTCGGCTTCTGGATCGCCTCGCTCCTGGCGGGCGCCGCGGGCCTCCTGTTCGCGTTCTTCCCCGAGATCGCGATGGGCACCGACGTTCCCACGCGCGCCGTGGCGCTCGTGAACTCGCTCGTCTCGCTTGGCACCGGCGCCTTCGGCTTCGCCCTGGTGATGCCGAACACGCCGAGCGTGCCGAATCCCCCGGCCAGTCGCTTCTGAGCTACACTGGCTCTCGTCCGGGGAGTCGCCCCGGGAAGCCCCTCGTCCAGTTGTCGCTGGATCGCGAGGGGCTTCCTGGTGTCTACAGGACGATCTCCGGCCAGAAGGCGTCCAGCGTCGGCTGGTGCTCGATCGCCTTCGCGTGCGCGAGGACGTGAATCTCGCTGTCGTTCACGTCGCGGGCGTCCTCGTGCATGATCGCTGGGTCGACCTTCGCCTCCGCGGGCGTGATGTAGAAGCCCAGCCGCTTCAGCGCGTCGTCCGTGCACATCGCCTTCATGCCGGTCTCGTGCAGCAGGAGGTCGATCCCGAGCGCGCTCGCGGCGCCCATGACCAGGCCCTGGATGATGAGCGCCTCGTAGTCCTTAGCGTCGCCGTAGCCGAGGTCCGGATTGAACCGCTCGAACACGATGAGGCTCGGCCGCAGCGGTCCGAGGTTGCGCTCCATCCAGAACAGGAAGCCCATCGCGCCGCCCTTGATCGCCCCGTACTGGAGCCGCATCGCGGGCAGGTCATCGGGAAGCTCCCAGAGGCTCCAGCCGGTCGTGCCGCCGGGGTCGATCCCCAGAATCGTCTCACCCATCATCCCGTCCATTCCTCGCCGGACAGCAGCTGCGCGTCGGTCGCGGGCTTCTCCGGTTCCTTCTTCTTGCGCGTGAGGCGCTTGCCGTCATTCTCGGTCTTGGTCGCGTCGAGGTAGAAGTCGACCCACTGGTTCATGGGGTCGGCCTTCCAGTAGTAGACGCGGTGCTCGCGGCGGATCGGTTTGTCGTTGTACTGCCGGTTCATCCGCATGCCGTACTGAATCCGCATCTCCTCGGTCCAGCCCTTGGCTTCGGCATCTGGCTTGGTGTAGGTGTAGTCGAGCCCGTTCGGCACGTCGATGCCGTAGGCCGAGTCCCGGATGCGGCACCACTCGAACGAGGCCGAGTTGCCCTCCTGGCCCTTCCCGAGGTAGAACGCCTGGATGGCCACCGGGTGCTCGCCGAAGCGTCCCTCTACGGTGTAGCGGCGTGCGATGAAGCCCTCGTGGCGCACGTCCCCGGCGGAGTGCTCGTTCTTGTCGCCCTCCTTGGAGTCGTTCAGGAAGAACACCGGGGCAACGTCGCCCACGGTCAGCCAGACGTTCACCGTCCACCCCATGGCGGTCAGCGCCTTCGCCAGGCCCTTCGGGGACGTTCCGAGGCTCGTGATCTCGATGCGGTGCGCCGGGACGAGCACGGTGGTCTGGCGGCCCTTCTCGACCTTCTCGCGCTCGACGAGGGTCACGACGCCCTCGTCATCCTCCACGGCGTCGAAGCCCCCACGCTCGGCCAGCCAGAGCTTCCGCTGGCGTGCGTAGTCGGCGAAGTATTGCTCCGACGTGGCGAAGTCAGGGTCGACCTGGCTGACGAAATCGAAGCCCATCAGTACGCCCGCCAGCGTCCCGTTTCGTCCCGGTAGGCCAGCTTCAGGTCGAAGAGTCGCCAGAGCAGACGTGCTCCGTTCATCGGCATGGTCCCGCCGACAGCGCCGGGATCACGGCCACCGAACTTCCTCGTGCGCTTATGCCAGGCCGGAGAGTCAGGCCACATCAGCATCGCGAACTCGCGCGGGGACAGTGGCTGATTCGCCCGCAGCGTCTCAATGCCTTTTTCCTGAGCCGTCGTGAGGGCGGTCATGCGAGGTTCCTCTGGTACTCGTGGAGGCGGCGCTTGGCGTCGATCTCCTCCTGAGGCACCTCGCGAGTGCCGGGGCCGAAGACGGCTTTGAGCGTGTCGCCCATGGCGTTCGCGCGGTCGTCGTGCTCGACGATGTTCAGCACCCACGCGAGCGCGCGCGTAAACTCCTCGGGACCGGCCTCCTCGCCGACCAGGAAGAAGTCGCACAGGAACGGCGGAGCCGAACCGATCGCGAGCACGCGGTCGTCGAACGTGAGGCCCTGCGCGCCGAGCGCGCCGCAGTTCACCGGCCGGACGGTCGGCACCTCGGTGATGCCGTCGTCCAACTCGGCCTTGGCCGCCTTCACCTTGGCGAGGTCGATCGGCTCGCCACCGGCCCAGATGAAGAGGTTCATGCGGCCTGCTCCTGGATGACACCCATGACCTGGGCCAGGCGGAGGATCGGGTCACGGTCGCCGAGGCGGTCGTACCAGCCCCGGCAGATCGCGTGCTCCTGGTCGGTTTTCCCATCCAGGTCGTACAGGGTCTTGTGGCAGACCACGGTGGCGCCGGGCTCGTCCATGGTGTCGCGCACCATCTCGGCCACTCGGGCGCCATCCACGGGGCGCTCGTTCGGCCGGAAGATGCAGGTGGCGCACTTCTCGGACAGGACGTGAATCTTGCCGTCTCGGTAGACGTTGTGCTGCTCCGTCACTGGCCTACTCCCTTCCATCTCTTCGTTACCGCCTGGCGGGAAGTCCCCGCCGACAGCGCAATCCGATCCCAGGAGACGCCGCGGTCCCGCTGGCGTGCGACCGCCTGGCGGATGCACTCGCGCACCTCGTCCTCCAGTGCCATGAGGAGCGAAAGCTCGTGCTCGTCCTCTTCGCCAGCCCGGCGTGCGAGCGCTTTGAGGATGCGACGGACGAACGCCACGTAGGCGGTTGTTTCTACTCTGCTCCGGGTCATACGGCCTAGTCTGCCGCGTTCGGCGTTTCAGCCGCAACCTTTGGTTGCGAATCCGAGGCGTTTGCTTCCTTCTTGCGCATCCAGGCGTAGATGGTGTTGTAGTGGATGCCGGTCAGCTTCGCCAGCATGCGGGGGCTTGTGCCGCCGTCCACGATCGTCGCCACCACGCGCCGGTCGGCCGAGCGGTGTCGCCGCCAGTCGATGGCCACATCGTTGATCAGAGGCAGGTGCTCGACGTTCAGCGAGCCACCCTCCTTGCGCGGGTTCTTCCCGGCCAGGAGCTCGTAGGCGAACGTCTTCGGCAGGCCCGTGATGAGGATGATGTGCTGCACCGAGAACGTCTCCGTCTCAGCCAGCGCCACGGCGTCGTCCACGCGCCCCTGGCGGTCGCCGGGGGCATCGGGGTCACGGTCGCGGCTGAAGGCCACCAGGGCCTGCTCCAGGGGTGTCAGGGCGATCATTTCTTCTCCTTGGTCTTCAGTCGGAATACCCGCTTGTCACCGGCGGTGTTCGGCTTCTCCTCCACGCGGCCCTGGAAGCCCAGGGACAGCATGTACTCATCCACGATGCGCTTCGGCTCGTTCCGGCGGAACCGGTAGACGGAGCCGATCTCGACCTCGCCCTTCGGGTTCGCCGCGATGAACTTCTCGATCTCGTCACACTGGCGGGCGAAGTACGAGTCCGAGACCTGCTGGGCGGCCTGCATCGCGTTGGCCATCCACATCTCGGTGTAGTACAGCGCGACCTCGGCGTCACGCACGCCGATGACGATGCGCCCGTTGGACGCCGCCTGGAGCGTTGCGATCTTCCACATGATGTCGTACATGCGTCGGAGGATCGGGCGCCACAGGCCGATGTCGGACTCGGCCGAGATGTGCTCGTGCAGGGTCCACTTCGCGTCGTCGATCAGGCGGATGGCTTCGTCGGTGGGCTCGACCGGGATGCGGTCGGCCTCGAACGGAATCTTGGAGTAGAGGCTCGCGATGGTGTGGTGTAGGTGGCTCGCGAAGTACCGCGGCATGTAGTTGTACTTCCGCTGCACCTGCGCGCCGCGCCGGACGTTCGTGGCCAGCGACTCCTTCGTGGTGTCGATGTTCTCGCCGAACACCCAGATGTTGCGGGCCAGCCAGCCGGTGTAGAAGTTCTTCCGCTCCAGCTGGTCGATGACGCCCTCGGGCGTGCCCATCATGTGCATGACGACCACGGACTGCACGCCACCCTTGCCGAGGTCCGTCTTCCCGACGCGGCCGAGGGGCGGCACCTCGCCGTCGTAGGAGCGCGTCCACACCGAGATCAGCCCCTGCGTTCCCGAGCCGCCGACCTTCACCGTCTCCAGGAGGCCGTCGAACTCGTTCTCGTGCACGTAGCTGATCTTGCGGTCCTTCATCAGCAGGCGCTCGATGTAGGCGTCACGGGAGGTCTGGGCGGGGAGCATCAGGTCCGGCTCTTCGAGCGCGTGGATGAGGCCGCCAGGCTCCTCTCCGTAGATGCCGTAGGTCTCGTCCTTACCGGTCGACGACCCGCCCAGCTGGATCGAGTAGAGATTCGTCCCGAGGCTCTTCGGCTCCTTCGGGAACTCGATGTGTTCGCTGAGCGCGACTGACAGGTAGGTCCAGGCGTTGATGATGTGGTACGGCGCGTTCGGCACCTTCACCCGCGACATCGAGTAGCGCATGACCGTGGTCAGGAAGTCGTCTCGCTCCTCGACGCGTTTGCGTGCCTCGTGCGATAGGAGCCCGAACCCCGAGCCCACCATCTCCGTCACCGGCGCCGCCTCGACGCCATCGGGGGACTCGTGCGCGAGGATCGGCTTCACCTTGACCTGAAGCTCCCACCAGAGGCCGTCCACGCCGCGCTTATCCTCGCGCCACTTCGACGCCGCCGGGGAGTGCCAGGCGACGGAGATCGTCTCCTGGTCGTTGAACCCGAACCGCTGCAACTCCAGGAGGAGCTTGTAGCGCATCTCGGAGCGCCAGCCGCCAGGGCCTTCCTTCGGCTTGGTGTAGATCAGGTTGCTCAGTCCGCGCATCGTGGAGGGAATGCGCTTCACGAGTTCTGCGTGGTCCGGCAGGCCCGCCAGCGCGGGCACCGGCTCGTAGGTCTGGTAGGCCGGGATCGAGCCCGCCTCCACGTCCACATCTGCGTAGACCTCTTCCAGGTCGCCAATGTGGTAGACGCGCGCCTCGTCGTACTGCTCGCCGGTGCGCTCGTCGGTGTCGTTCTCCTCGTACGTGACCGGCCAGGGCGCGAACTCGTCGTACGTGGTGTTCCAGGCGGGCAGGCGCAGCACCTTGTTCGCCGACCACCCGGAGGGGTCCGAGCCCTCGGCCTTGTGCGCCGTGGTGATCTTGTGGGCGACGTGAGCGGCGACGGATGCGGGCACGGGTTCGGTCAGGAACCAGTAGTCGTGACCGTGACCCTCGGAGGTCTGCACGTGGCGCGACGGCGGCAGGCGGAAGGCCTCGGGAGGGCACGAGTCGCTGTCCATGTAGACGGTCTGCGAAAACATCGCATTCTTCAGCGAGCGCGCGAAGATCGGACGGCCATCGGGGGTCCGGACGACGATCTTGCCGGTGCGCGGGGAGCGGAACGCCTCGGAGCCGTAGATGAGCGGCGAGATGTAGGCGTCCTGGCGGTCGCGCCAGGCCTGCTCGGCGAAGCCCACCATCATGTCCAGTTCGGCGGGGTAGCTGAACCAGTAGTGCCGGTCGATGATGGGCTTGCCGTTCGGGGCAGTAGCGGTCGGAGCCGAGTGGCCCGATGCCAGCGAGAGGACAGCATTGCCCTCCATGTCCCGGAGGATGCCGGTGATGAATGCTCGTTGGTCCGGCATTTCGGGTGCAGCTGGCATCGGTCCTCCTCTCAGTTGTGACGCGCATGGGAACGCTGCGCTGGGGGTGGAGTCGAACCACCGGTCTCGTGCTGCGCAGCCGCGAGATTCCTCCCCGAGTACGGAATTCACCGGAGGGGCACCAGCTGACCGTCTTGCGGAGCGGTCGATCCGTCTGACCTGGAGCGGTCAGAAGCCGGGGAGCATGTCCCCGGGGTCCGGTTCGGCGAGTAGAGCGCGAACTGCCTCCAGGGCAGCCGCGAACTCGTCCGGCGGGAGGGGAGACATCAGTCCTCGACGGGCTGCTGCTCCAGGGCCTGCACCGGTCCGACCGGCACGGCCACGATCTCCTCGACCGTCGCCTTCACGGTCTCGGCGACGGCGGCGGGGTTCGCCTGCGCGATCGGGACCAGCTGGCCCCACTTGCGCAGCGCCTTGCCCGCGCCGTCCACCTCCTCGATCGTGAGGCGCACCGCGGCGGCGGGGGAGCCCGACTTGACCTCGGGCGCCGGAGCGGGCTCGCTGGCCTGGCGCTCGAACTCTGCGATCTGCTCCAGGGTCGCCTCGACGATCGCATCCGGCGAGGCCGTGATGGTCCCGTCCTCGTCCTTGTCGAACCCGAGCGCATCCCCGAGCTTGTAGAGGAGCGAGTTCAGCTTCGCCTGCTCGGGCGTCTCGCTGAGCGGGGTGTCGACGGCCTTGCGGTCGTCCGCGGCCGTCTCGGCGGTGTCGTCCTGGGCCGCGCCGGAATCACCGGCGGAACCCTCCGGCGCGTCGGTGGGCGGCGTCTCGGAAGACGAGCCGAACTCATCCTCCTCGGCCGCCTTCTCCGCGGCCTTCGCTTCGGCAGCCTTACGCTGCGCTGCTGTCTGAGCCATGATCAGAACCCTTCGTTTTCGTCGTACTCGGGAGCGGCGGGGCCGCCACCCCCCGACCCGCCCAGCTGGGGCAGGGCGTCGAAGTTGCCGTTGTAGAGCGGAACGGCGTGCTCGTCGCGCGCACCCAGGACGCGGCCATCGGGGAGCACCTTGATGCTCACCGTACCGCCGTCCTCCTTGCCCCAGAAGATCGTCTCCTGCCGACCGGCGTGCTGCATGCCGTTGTTGTCGGTCCAGGGCGCCTCCTCGCGGTACGAGGCGTCGATCTCGATGACGCAGCCGTGGTTGAACTGCGGGTCGCTGACGAGAGCCAGGAAGTCGGCGTCGTCGGCGTCGGCGAAGATGCGGACCTTGTGCCAGGCCGTGTACGTGTTCACGTAGTCGTCGGCGGCCTTGGTCGCATCCTTGAACCGCTCGGGGGCGTTGGAGTTCTTCTCCTGGAAGCCCTCGGCGACCAGGAGGTCCAGGACGAACTTCCCGGCCTTCGAGCGGCTGAGCTTCGTCTGCCGCTGCTTCCCGGGCTTCGGCTCCCGGTTGACCATGCGGCCTTCGTACCAGATTGCGTTGCGGCGTCGTGCCATGATTCTCTGCTCCTTCGTGGTGATGGGATCGGTGTTCAGTTGGATTCGGGGTAGTCCGGGGACTCCAGCATGACGGTCTGGCGGCGGCGCTCCTTCGCACGGTCCTTCAGCTTCCGCTGGGTCTTCGTAAGTGCGTATGCTCCCTGGAAGCCTTCAGCATACAGGTCCATGTCCTCGGTCATGTCGATGAGCTTGCAGAACGACGGAATCAGCTGGCCGTCCTTGTCGAGGTCGTCGGGACGGATGTGCAGGAGGGCGAACCTCTCCCATGTCGGGGGCTTCTGCTCCAGCCAGTACGTGGTGATCTTCTGGCCGCTCTCGGTCTTGGTCACCTTCTGCGCGCCCGGCGTGTCGGGGGTCGCCTCGACCATGACGACCTCGCCGTTTGCGAGCCCGGCCAGCTGATAGCCGTGCTCGGCCCAGGTGTGGCGGGAGGACTTCACATCGACCAGCGTACGATGCGGGCCGACCGTCTGGCCCAGGCAGTACAGGCCATCCTCGTCGGGGGCGTGCAGGCAGGTGATCTCCCAGTCGCCGTCAGCGGTGCCCGCCCAGCCGTGCGTGTCGTTCACCATCGTGAACTCGGTGCCGTGGATCGTCACGCGGTGCTGCGAGAACCACTCCTCCCACGCCTCGACCATCTCGACCATCTCGTCGGAGTCCATCGTCGGGTGCGACATGAACTCGTCCACGTCGGCCTCGATGTACTCGTGGATGTTGGTCCCGATCTCGGCCGCGTCGTCGCGCACCCCCTCGTGGTAGGTGCGCAGGTCGGCCGCGACCTCCTTCGGCTTCCCGGACCAGTAGAACCGCACGCGACGCCACGCCACCTCGTCGGCGACCTGCATCAGGTAGTTGACGTTCATCACGGCGTAGGCGGCCGTTTGGTCGGCGATCCACTGGTGCAGGCCGGGCTTGGCCACGGACTTCAGGATCGTGGTCACGGACGGGTAGATCGTCTGGAGTGGCTTGCCGGTGGTCGGGCTGGGGTGCGTGCGCCCGGGGATGCCGTAGCCGCGACCGCCGAAGCCGGAAGACTTGCGCGCGAGCTTCGGGTGACTCATCGAGCGGCCAGCCCTTCACGCACGTCGTCAGCGATCAGCATGACCGGGTAGGCGTTTCGGTGGTACGGCTCCTGCACGACGATCGTGAAGTGGGGCAGGTACCGGTCGGCCTTCTTCAGCATCTGGCGCACCGCCTCGTGGATGTCCGAGTCGTCGTAGAACTCGCTCATGTCGTGCGCTTCAGTCATGTACCACTTGCCGCCGGGCTTGTAGTAGTCGACCCGGACCATCCCGGGGTTGTCGGTGTAGTGGGTCACTGGAGACCTCGCAGCTGCTCCGTGATGTCGTTCAGCATCGCGAGCATCCAGTCGTACAGCGCCTCGGATCGCTCGGCACCTTCGATGTCGGTCACGTCCATCGTCTGAACCAGGGCCTTGCCCCCGAGCTTGATCGCCGCCTCCAGCTTCAGGAGGTCGTCCTTGGTGAACGTGTAGGTCGTCGTGCGGGAGTCGTTCTCTGCGGTACCCATTACTCCACCTCGTAGCTTCCCGAGAGCATGAGCGACGTGTCGCGGCCCTCGATAGATGTCTCGTTGATCTCGTGCGTGTGCAGCTGCTTGCGCAGGCGCTCCTCGGCCTGGCGGAGGCTGCGAGCCTTCACCTTGGCGACGATCTCGATGCCGTCGCCGGTGAGCATCTTGACCGTGTGCGTACGCAGGCGGCCCGGGAGGTTCAGTTCCTTCAGTAGCTTGTCGTACTCGGTGCAGAAGCCGGACATATTGGCGACGCGCTCGGCGTCTTCCCACAGCCAGTCGAGGCGCGGATCGTCGGCGGCGATGGAGCCTTCCGGCACCTCACCAAGGGGGCGGAGCGGTCCTTCGACATCCTCGGATTCGATGAGGAAGCTTCGGCCGACGAACCGGTCGCTGCGGATGTGCTGGACCTTCAGGTATCCGTCCTTCCGGACGTACGTCACCAGAAGCTCGTCGCCCTTCTGGTAGCTGATACGGGCCTGCCCCATCGTGCTCGTGCCACGCTTCAGAGCGCGGACCGTCGCCCCCTTGGTGATGCCGGTCACAGAGCCGCGACCTTGGCTTCCAGCGCGTCGGCGAGCTTCGCGACGGCGGTGCCCTTCGTGATCCACTCGGCGCGGGTCTCGATGCCCGTGACCTGGGCGGCGATGGCATCGACCTCCGCCGACGACAGGCCGAGTTTGCCGTTGGCCGCCTTCACGCGACCCTTGGCCGCCGCGAGTGCGTCGGGCATGGGTGCGGTGGGCGGCGCCGGGGGCGTCTCGGGCTGGACCGTGGGCGCGGGCGTCTCGTCGACGACCTCGCCGGTGGTGGTGTCGGCCGCCGCGATGGCCTCGTCCGAGGGCTGCTGCGGGGCCACGGGCGCCTCGGCGGCGGGCGCGGGGGTCTCGACAGCGGGCTCGGGCGCCGCGGGCGGCGTGGGGGCCGCTGCGGGCTTCTCCTCGACGGGTGCGGCCGGGGCTGCGGGCTCCTCGGCCTTCTTCGCGCGGCTGGGGCGGCCGGGGCGAGCGGATGCGCCGGGCGCCGCCGCACCGCGTGCCTGGGTGCCACGGTCGGCACCCTCCTGCGGGACACGCCGGTCGGTCGTGGCCGCGCGGTTGTCGTCTTCGTGGTTGTTGGAGTCGTTGTCCTCCTCCTTCTCGTCCACGATGTCGAACGTCTCGGCGAGGATGCGCTTGATCGCCGCGGTGGTCGCCTTGCCGGTGGCCTTGTCGGAGTTCGTGTCGTACGCCGAGCCCTTGACCGGGCCGACGACGACCTGGCTGCCGTCGAGGATGAAGGTGAAACGCATCTGGTACTCGACCCAGGCCCACATGCGGGTCGTCGGAATGCGGCCGTCGCGGATCGGGCGGCCGGTGTTGCCGATGATGCCGCCGTTGCCGACCGTGCCGTCCGACTTGACGGCCTGCGCCTGCGTCCAGGGCTCCTCGGCCACCTGAAGCGTCTCGTCGGAGGAGACGAGTTCGAGGTAGGCCATGATGCCGAACTGCGCGAAGAACGGGTAGAGCGCCTTGCGGATGTCGTCGACCTTGGTGAACGCGACGCTGTTGGACCCGAGGGTCAGCTGACCGTTGCGCTCGATCGCGGGCAGGGCGACCTTCGCGGCCCAGAGGGCGGCGTGGATGCCGTCACCCTCGACGTTCTCGGCGATGAAGTTCGTGACCGTCGAGTTCAGGCGGCCGAACGGGTCGAGAGCGGCGGGGGCGCCGGAGCGCTCGACCTCTTCGACCGTGGTGGTGGGTTCGCTCATTGCGGTTCTGCTCCTTCGTGGTTGGGATGTGCGTTTGTATCCTATGGCCAGGTGGCCGGGTAGTGCAAGTCGAGGTCAGTCATCCTCCGATCCGGTCGAACCGGAGTCTGCGGCGGCGAACGCTGCAGCGCAGGCACGGCGTCGGCACCGCGCGCCGGCGGGCACCTCGCGGGCGTCCTCCCAGCGCGGCGAGTCGCAGAGCGGCTGGCCCGTGTTGCACTGTGCGAAGGCGTCGCCGTTGTCCGCGTGCACGACCTTGAACGAGTGCACGTCGGGGTGCTGCCACCAGCTCGCATCTCGGGGTGCTGCGGCGAGGCTCATCGGCTCTCCTCCCCGGTCGGCTCGGCGGCGTCGAGCGTGGCGCGGTGCGCGTTGACGAGCGCGACCACGTACTCGACGGTCGACTTGTCGTACGACGGCCCCATGACCGGGCCGGGGCCGTTCAAGAGTCCCTGCGACTCCTCCACGATGAAGTTGTCGGCCTGCACCGTCTCGTACGCACGCCACGGGCCCGGCCGCGCCGCCTCGCTGAGGCGCTTCATGGCCTCGTCGAGGGGCAGGTTCGCGACGAGGTTGAGCACGCCACGAGCAGCCACCAGGACCGATACCGCGTCGTGATAGAGCATCACGTCGTCGTGCGTGTCGGTCTTGATCCGCATCAGGATCTCGTCGGCCTTCTTCGTAAACCATGGGCTCATTCCCTTCGCCACCCCGACGACTCCGGCGATTCGGGCCTGGTCGAATCCGCTCATGTCGTACTCCGATTCGTGTGGTTCATGTGCGGGGCAGACACGGCCAGAGACCGGCCCGTCCGCGCACCTCGGCGATGGCTGCCACCTTGTCGGCACGCTCCTGGCCGGAGAGCCGGTTCAGGGTCTTCTGCCAGTAGTCGGCCAGGCTCAGCGAGTTCGACCGGTGCGTCGCGATGAGCTTCCGGTGGACCTCCTCGATGGTCAAGTCCTGGAGCCGGGAATGGCCCATGAGCTTGATCGCGACGCGCCCGGCCATGCGGCAGTCGGCCTCGGCGTCGTGCGCGTTCGCCTCCACCGGCACCCCGTAGACCTTGCAGAGGTCCACGAGCGTCCGCTTGCCCTTCCGGTACTTGTCGATCGCTCGGTCGAACACCATCGGATCGAACACCAGCGGCCAAATGACAGCGCCGGTCTCGTCCCGCTCACAAAGCTCGATCGGACTGCCGAACTCATCGTCGAGACCAACGCGGCCTAGCTCACGATCCAGGATCGTGAAGTCGTAGATCGCGTTCATGGCCACGATCGGCGTGTTCAGCCCCAGGCGCATCAGCTGCTCGGCGATCTGAAGTAGGCCCAGGCGCCGCCCCACACCCTCGCGCTCGGCGCGCTCCGTGGTGTAGCCGTGGATGTCGCTCGCCACGGTCGGGATCGGCCGCTCGGGCTGGAGCACCCACTCGTGCCGCTCGATGACCGCGCCGGTGGCCGTGTCCATCACGCCGATGAAGGCCGTGATGATGCGCGTGTCCTCCAGGTCCACCCCGTCCGTCTCGGTGTCGAACACGCCGATCCGAGACGGCAGGGCTTCACCCAGTGTGGGCTCACTCATCCCGTGGCCACCAGGGGCTCAGGCGCCGGTGAGGCGGGTGATGCCGGGGCGGGGGTCGATGACCGAGGCGATGAGGGACTGGCGGGCTCGCTCCCTGGCCCAGTCGTCTCCGAAGGGGAAGGGCTCGGCTTCGAAGGAGGCGTGGACGACTCGGGCTCGGGCGAGGTCGGTGACGGTGACGTGGTTGGCGTCGGGGATGTCGTCGGCGTCGGCGATGAAGAGGGCTCGCCGCCCTCGTGGCACCTCCATGGGTCCGTCGAGTTGTAGACGTTCCCCGTCCAGTCCACCTGCACCATCACGCAGCGCGCCGTCGTCGGGAACGTGTACGTCGTCTTGTCGCATACCGGATGTCCGTTCTTCGACTGACCGTCGTGCTCGGAGCACGCGATGATCTGTGGGCTGGGGTTGATCAGCTTCACCTCGGAGGCGTCGGCCGACGACAGGGTGATGGTCCAGGCGCCATCGGCGTAGGTCAGGGACTCGACGCCATCGGCAGGAAGCGCGGGCTCCTGCTCGGCGGGCGGCGGCGTCCACTCCTCGGTCGCGGCGGCCGGGGTGGCGTTGATAATGGCGGCGGCGGCGATCCCGAACAGGGCGAGGCCTGCCACGACGATCGCGACGATGAGCACCTTCAGTGCGAAACCGAACTGTCGACTGGTCATCAGAATCCCTCGTCTCCGTCGTCGGCCGTGGTGTGACCGTCGAACTCCGCGACGGTTGCCGCGAAGGTCTCGCTGGACTCGACGCCCAGCTGCTTGCCGAGGGCTGCGATCTGCTCCGCCTCGGCCTCGGTGGCCTGGAACGCGGCCTCGCCCTGCTCGGCGACGGCGACCTCGTGCGCCTCCTGGTCGGCCAGGCGCGCCTCCTCGGCGGCCTCGGCGGCGATCTGCTCCTGGGCGTCGCGGATGGCCTGCCAGAAGTCGTCGGCGGGCATGGTCAGCATGACCTCGGCCCGCACCTGGACCGACTTGTCGCCGAACGCCTGGGCGCGCAGGGAGTCGATGTCCACCCGGTCGGGGTTGACCGCGTTATCGGTCAGGAACTGACGCGACGCGATGACGAGGGGGTTGCGCTTCAGGAGCGCGGCACGCGAGGCCATCAGGCGTCGTCCTCGTCACGGGTCGGGTCTTCGTCGGTGTCGCCGTTCATCCAGCGGATCGCGTTGACCACCCCCTGCTCGTAGGACATCCCGGGCCAGCGCGAACCACCCTCGTCGATGATGTCCTGTGCCCGGTTCTCGGCGTCTGCGATCTGATCCTGCGTGGGTGTTGCACCCATGGGGTTCTCCTCTGCTCGGTGAATGGGATGTGCGTTTGTATCTTATGCCGCGGTGACGCTGCGGCGCAAGCTGCGGTTCAGCTTCAGGCGCTTCTCGATCTGCGAGTGCACGCGGTCGAGATCGCGGGTGCCCTCGGCGATGATCTCGATGGCGATGACGCCAGTCTCGCGCTTCTGCCCTCGCCGGTCCAGGCGGCCTTCCAGCTGCGTCTCGCCCGCCACATCGCCGGAGCGGTTCAGGCGCACGAGGATGCCGCTGGCCAGCTGGAGGCCGTCGATGCCGGTGCCGATGGCGTCGGTCTGGCCCACGATGATGTCGAGTTCGCCGCGCTCGAAGGCGGCCAGCGCGGCGTCGCGCTCGGTCTGGTTCTTCACGCCGGACCACTCGAACGCCCGGATGCCCATGCCGTTCAGCCGGTTCACGGCAAGCTCGGCGAACTTCTGGCTGGAGGTCGCGGCCACCATGGGCTCGTCGTATTCGCGGTACTTCTCCACGAGGCGATCGAGCTTCGGGCTCTTGGCGTCGGGGGCGAACACCACGTCCCACTCCGCCGTGCCGAACTTCTCGTCGAGGGACTGCATGAAGTCCTCGCCGTTGACCTCGATCCACTGGAACTGCTCGCCCTCGGTCCCCCACCAGCGCTCGGGCTGGAGCACGCCGTCGATCTTCACCGGCTTGCCCTTCCACTCGCGCGGCAGGATCGAGGGGACAGCGAGGGTCATCTGCTCGATGCGGGTCGTGCGGACGATCGGCACCTTCGTGACCAGGGCGCGCTTCTTGCGCTCCTCGGGCGGGAGCTTCTGCCACTCCTCGGTGGCCACGTTCAGGTAGGCGAGGTAGTCGCGCTCCATCTGCATGATGGCCGCCTTCTGCTCGGGCAGAAGCTCGACGGTCTCCTGGATGAGCACCGGCTCGGGCAGGTGCGACAGGAAGCCGTCCGGGTGGAACTCGCAGCACGCCTGGCGCTTGAAGTGCTGGCGGTAGACCGGCACCTTTTCGACGAACTCGCCGGGGTTCAGTTCGCCGACGACCTTCCGGTTACCCGGTGCGTGGAAGTCGTACTCGGTGGCGCAGTTGTCGTCGATCCACCGGTTCTTCGACACGTCGGCGATGTCGCCGGGCTTGCCGCGCTCGGGGTAGGCGAACCGCATGGCGGTCCACATATTCTCGAACTTGTTGCGCACCATCGTGCCGGACATCGGCATCCGGGCGCCGGTCGATCCGGAGAACTTCCGGATGAGCTTCCCGCCCTTGGTGTCGGAGTTGCCGAACAGGTGGAACTCGTCCACGATCGTCATGTCCGGGCGGAGATGAATCGGGCTCCACCTCGTGAACAGCTGCGGGGTCATCAGGTAGACGCCCGGCGTGTTGAACTCCAGGTCGGACATGGCCCGCTTGCCGGGCTCCGATGAGTCGATCCGGAACACCGGCATGTCCGGCGCCACGCCGTCGATCCACTCGCCGTACGTGGGGCTCTCCGGGTCGGTATCGAAGAAGCCGGTGAACGTCTTCCGCCAGACGGTCTCGTGCGTGCCCTGGGGGGCGAGGATCAGCGTCGAGGCGGGGCGCATCTGCGCGACCGCGCCCGCGGCGATCATGGTCTTCCCGGCGCCCACCTCGGCGACCACCAGGCCCGTTCCACCGCCGCGCATGAGCGCGTTGATGTCGGCCTGCTGGAAGTTGTAGGGGGTCAGCTGGGTCACGCGAACTCGCTCCATGTCTTTCTCAGGGCCTCGAAGATCAAGGCCAGTTCAGTGTCGCCGCCACGGCGCGCGGTCCGCGCCACCGACTGGGGCTTCACGCCCAGGATGTAGGCGACCTGCTCCGGAGACTCGCCGCAGGACAACAGGAACGTCGCCTCCTCGATCGTCTCGGCCACCGGCCGCCCGCGTCCCGTCATCGCCGTTCTGCCGCCCGCTGATCCTGGACCCGACCTCGGATCACCTGATCCTTCAGGGAGGGTGGGATGGTCCGGTCGGCGTAGATGCCGGACACGAATGCCGCCCACGCGAACGCCTCGGCCTGGGTGTGGAATCGACGTGACCAGCGATTGGCCCTGGTGCCGCGCTCGGTCCACGCTCGCCAGGCCTTCTGCCCTTCGCGGACGTGGTATTTCCGGATAGACCACCGGCCGCCGCTCACCGGCTTCAGGCCAGCGGGACGACGGAAGTGCCGGGGGCGCTGGGCGCGCAGGTAGGAATCGTACGTCCAGTGGATCGGGACTCCGCTACCCATCAGACCAGCCCCTTCTCGTACATCTCGCCGACCTCGGCGCGCAGGCGGCGGAGGACCGCATCCGGGTCGCGCGGAACCTCGGCGCCGGAGGGCAGGTACTCGACCACGCGGTCCGGCAGGTACACCGGCTCGCCGTCGATGTGCTCCTTCGTGAAGCTCACGACGACGACCGTCTCGTCACCCTCGGGCCACGTCACGCGCTCCTTGACCTCGGTCACGCCCTGCTCGGTCGCCTCGGTCGTCATCTTGCGGATGACCTCCTGGCGCTGCTCCTCGTGCGTGGTGAGGCGGCCGGGGCGGGTCGGCCCGTCTCCGGCGCGCGCGGGGCCGATGGCGGTGTTGGGCTCGATGCTCACAGGAACACCCCCACGAACTTCTGGGCCTCCAGGAGACGCTGGGCGGCCTCCTCCAGCGCCTCGGGGGTGGCCTGGGTCTCCGCGTACGTGACCATCTCGGTGAACTCCAGGCGGGGCGGCTTGCCGTCGCGGAGCACGGTCGCGCGAAGCTCCAGGCGCAGCGGCGTCTTCGGCTTGCGGGGCTCGTGCATGATGAGCCAGAGGCGACCCTCGCCGGGGTGAACCTTCGATGCGAGGTCGAACGTTGCGTCGGTCATGCCTGATCCACCCCCAGCTGATGCATGGTGTGGCCACGACTCGGTTCGTGGTCCGGGCAGTACCACCGGCGCCCGCGCCCGATGTAGAGCTTCCAGCCCTCGGCGAGGCGCTGACGGGCGTGCTCACGGGCGATCTTGTACGTCTCGCCCCGGCCGCCGAGTCGGGACTGGACGGACTTCTTGCAGATCGAACAGGTGATCATGTGGTAGAAGCTGCGGATGCTGATGTGCTCGGTCATGCGATCGTCTCCACTCGCGTGATGTGGCTGTAGCGCTCACGCACGTCCGCCTCTCCGGCGCCGGTCTCGTCGTAGATGACCAGGGTGTGGTGCTCCCCCGTCGAGTCGGTGCACTCGGTGGCCACGGCGCACCCGCCGGTGATCTTGGCATGCGGGTTGTGGGCCGGGTTCTTCGGGAGCTTGATCGTGATGATGCGGGTGGCATCCTCGATCCCGCGAACCATCTCGTCGATCTGCTCCTCCACCTGATGGCGGTCAAGGGCGCCCATGCTCCCGTCGTAGAAGCTGGCCTCGATGATGCTGCGCAGACTCATCGGGTCACCGGTCCCCAGTACAGGCCCTCGTTCACGTCGAGGTGATCCAGCACCAGCGGCTCGACGCGCGCCCAGTGGTCGTCCTTCTCCACGTCGGCCTGGATGCCCGTCTCGTCACGCAGGCGCTCGATGCAGCCCTGGATGGCCCGGTCGATGTCCTCGATCAGGCGGGTGTCGCCGATGCCCTGGAGGCGGTCGAACATCATCTCGGAACGGAATCGGTGGATGAGTTCGTACGGCGGGCGCTCCAGGTTGTCCACGAGGTTCGTCGCCTGCCGCATGGCCAGGCGCCACTGCGACGAGTTGTACGAGCGCGCGGCCGTCCAGTGGGGGCGCTTCATCGAGTCGACGCGGCCATCCTCGGAGTGCGTGTGCACGTCCGGGTTCAGGTCATACAGGCGGCGGGCCACCTCCTCGATCGTCGGAGTGCCGACACGGGGGCGGAGGCGCTTCTCAGGAACCAGAGACACGGGCCAGCACCTCCTCCGCGCGCGCCGTTGCGGGGTCCACCTCAGGGAGGCGGGGGCGGGTCACGCTCGGCGCCTGGACCGTGATGCCGATGGTGAAGTCCGCGTTGCGGCGGACGGCCGTGGGAACCGCGTAGATCGTGGTCGGACGCTCGATCTGGACCGGGTTCAGGCCGGGGAGTTCGAGCGCGGTGAGGTACTGGACCATCTCCTCGAAGTGCGCCCAGTCCCGCGTGTCGATCACCACGTACAGCTTCGCCTCGGGAGGCAGGGTCGCGCCCACATCGTTGATGGCCAGTCCGACGTACTCGTCGGGGTGCTTGTCGTTCACGTTCTGCTCCTTCGTCGGGGAAGTTGATACTGCGATCTTAGCACACAAACGCACATTCCTATGTGCATTTGCTTCTCAGAAGTCGTCGTCGGGAACGATGTTCGCGGCGGTCTTCCGGTCCTCGCGAATGGCCTCGGCGGCCACGCGGGTGATGATGGCCAGGACTCCGGCCGTGTCCTCGCCGGGGAGCGTGCGCCCCTCGGTCAGGCGGGCGACGACGGCGGCGGCGATCTCCTCCGGCCGCGTCTCGCGCTCCACCAGGCGCCACGTCCCGATGGTGCTGGAGCCGCCGCGGGTGTTGGTCCCGAAGATCAGGCCGCGGGGCGCCTGCGCCTGGCCGCCCCAGGGGGTCGTCGTGCCATCGGACACCCGGCCGTACACCTCCAGCGCCTCCTGCACCGCCTGGATGGCTTCACCGGGAGTGTTCCGGCCGGGGTCCACCTCGATCGAGATGGCCAGGCGCGCGGTCATTCGTCCTCGCCCTCGGGCTCGACGGCCTCGAACTTGGTGGCGATCTGGACGTTGCGCGTGGCCGCGTGGCCGATCACGTCGTCGAAGAACTGCCGGGAGGTGTAGGGCTGGCCCTGGGCGGTCTCGCTCTGCGAGCCGGTCACGTACCAACGGCCGCCGACGTAGAGCGCCGCGTAGGTGGTGATGAACTCCTCGACGCCGACAGCTTCGGTCTGGGGGATGCGCGCACCCTCGGGCACTCCGGCGGGGCGGATGCGGCGGAGCTTCACCCGGTCGAACCGGACGACCGTGCCTTCGGTCACCCCCTTGGACTTCTTCACCTCCGACCGGATGAACGCGAGGTCGTCGGCGGCGGAGGGGTTGATCGGGGTGATGTTGGCGGGCGTGTTCGACACGGGTGTGCTCCTTCTGTTCAGTGAATCGGGGTGCTGCTATGGGATGGGGGTACGTTACCGGGTCAAGTCCGGGAACGGAAGAACGCGGGGAAGAGGCTCCGGCGCCCGCGGCGCTGCTTGGCCAGGGAGCGCCCCACCTCGGCGGCGAGGGTCTGATCCAGCGCCTCGGTCACGTACCGGTGATTGACGGACGCCGCGGGGACCGGGCGGGCCTCGCCGGGGTCCAGGATCGGGAGGGAGTGGGTCACGCGGTCACCTCCAGGCGGGCGAACTCGCGCACCTCTTCGACCGTGCGGGGCTGCTCCTTGCCGCCCCAGTAAGACCGGTAGCCCTCGTGGCTCGCACGGTCGGCGCCGCGTCGGCCGATCATGTAGCCGCGCTTCGTCTTCGCGGCGCGGCCGATCACCATGGGGTACGGGTCGCCGTAGAAGCGCAGGGTGTTGATCAGCTTCTCCGGGTTGTAGGTCAGCGCCGTCTTGTGGTCGAAGTCGTCGCGACCGTCGTAGACCGGGTGCTTCACCGTGCCGACGATGAACGCCGGGTCGATCTGGTACAGCGCGGCGAGGAGCCATCCCCACTCGTCGTACGTGGCCGCGTAGCCGTCGTGCTCGGGCCGCATGGCGCCGTAGCTGCCGGAGTTGCCCACCCGGCGGCCGTTGTCGCGCTCGGCGGCCTCCAGCTGGACCTCGAAGCTCCGGCGGTGCGAGCGGGAGCCGCCCTCGGTCAGCACCTTGAACGAGACGTGGCGGGCGATACGGCCCTTCTCGATCTCGGCGATGAGCGCCTGCTGGATGTTCTCGCGGGTCAGGGTGTCGGTGTGGATTCGCACGGTAGGGCTCCTTCTGCTCGGTTGGGATACTACGATCTTAGCACACAAACGCACATGAGTATGTGCATTTGTTTCCGGATTCGGTCAGAATCCCTCGTCCTCGTCCACGTCCAGGCCGGGAGCCTCGTACGGCGGGAGCTCGGCGGCGGCGACGAAGCTGTCCAACGCCTGCCGCACCGGCGACGCGCCCCGGCGCTGCTCGACCTCGTAGGTGAATGCACCCGTCTCGGTCCCGAACGTGGTGGGCTTGTTCTGAGGGTCACGGGTCGCGCGCCACCGCCCGGGCAGGGACGGGTCGTAGGTCACGTCGCCCTCCAGGGTCGCCGGGGCATCCGGAGTCGTGGACGGGTACGCGGGCCACACCACGCGGAGGTGACGGTCGCGCGGGTCGCCGATGAACGACAGCACACCGGCGTGCTCGTGCGCCTGGAGGGTCGCGGGCAGGGGCCAGTCCGTCGCGCTCGGGATCGTCTCGGGCACGCGGATGGGGAGCGCGTGCTCCATCGGCGGGAGCGGGGTGACGCCCTGGGCGCTCGGCATGGGCACGCCCTGCTGCGTGAATGCGGCGGCGAGGTCGGCCCATCGGACCCAGGCGTTCGGGGTGGTTACGCCCAGCGCCTCCTGATTCACCCGCGCCTTGGGCACGCCGTTGTTGACCGCCGTCGCGACCGCTCGGGCCAGGGCGATCCGCTGCTGCTGGGTCCGGGTCGCCATCAGCGCCTCGAACTCAACCTTGGCCGCGCGCTCGGCCTTCTCGTACGCGAGGAACGCGGCGCGCGCCTCCTCCAGCATGCGCTGCTGCTGCGGGCTCAGAATCTGGGGTCCACGGGGCATGATCAGTTCTCCTCGGTCGTGGGGGTGGATGGTGCGGGGGTGACGGTGTTGGTGCAGAACCAGCGCTCGTACTCGGCACCGGCGGCGAAGCCCTCGTCGAACGCCTCTTGGACCGTCGCCGTCTCGATGGCCTCCGCCTGAGCGGCCTCTCCGAGGGTACCGACGACGACACCGGCGATCAGGGCCAGTGCTCCCGTAAGCGCCAGAGTGAGGGCGGCGAGTCGACGGCTCATCCGTAGATCACCCGCCCGAACACGGCCAGCTGCAACACGGCGTCGGCGGCGATCGAGTCGGCGTAGCCCAGCGTGTCGTTCGCCATGTCGCGGGCGCTGGCCGCGTCCACCTTGGCGCCGTCGCCCTTGATCACCCGCGCGGCGGCGTCCACGATCTGCTGCGCGGTGACCGTGGTCTGAACGCTTCCACCCTCGGTGTCCGGCTCCCAGTGAGTGAACAGGAACGCATCGCCGGTGCCGCCCATCGCGTCGGGCGCATCCTCGACGTTCAGCCACCACGAGTAGGAGAGGACGCCGGTGCCGGTGATCAGGTCCTCGACCTCCTGACGATCGACGGGGCGGGTAACGGCCAGCGTCAGCGCCTGAGGGGCATCCTCGGGCTTCCCCACCTGGGCGAGGGTGGCCAGCACTCGGGCGGCGGTCGCGAGGTCGTCGGTCGGGCCGCCCCAGCGGTCGTCTCGGACGTTCTGCGCCGCGTTGATCAGGGCCACGCCGAGCCCGGTCGCCTCCTCGGGGGAGAGCCCCAGTGCCTCGATCTCGCTCCTGAGGCTGCCCGGGTCGGAGACCGCCAGGCTGACGCGCTCACTCCCGTTGGTCACGCCGACGTTGCGGGATGCGCCGCCGTTGTAGCTCGTCTGGTGGGTGTGGATCGTGGTGCTCATTTGCTCACCTCGGATTCGATGATGCCGCGCACCTGCGCCGGGGCGTAGCTCCCCGCCCACGCGGTCAGCGCGTAGGTCATGTCCACGACGGCGGCGCGGTAGGCCTTCAGCACGGCCGGATGGGCGTCCGGGTGGCCCTCGACGAACTTGGCCAGCATCGCCCGGGCGGCGTCGATCACCGCGCGCGTCTCCTCGCCGATGTACACCGGGGTGTAGCTCACGGTCAGCCCGGGAACGATCCCGTTCAGTGCCTGTGCCACGTGTGCCGGGTCCAGCTGGAAGACCATCCCGCGGTCGTGCATCTTCATGATGAACTCATCGTGCGCGGGCGCCCCGTTCCGCTCGTACCCCTCGAACGTGATCCGGTCCCCGTAGGCGGTCGTCATCGTGCGGCCCTCGACGGCGGCCATCTGGCCCGGGGCGGTCATGCGGACACCTCCCCGCGGGCGATGCGGGCGGCCTCTGCGAGCATGTCGGCAAGCTGTCCAGCGGGCATGCCCTGCGGGCGCTCCAGGTTCCAGCGTCGCATCACGTCGGCGGCGATCTGGCCGGGGGTGAGGGTGGCAGGCTCGTCGTCGGGCTCGTCGTCGTCGTGCATGTGCTCCCAGGGGCACCGGCCCGCGGGCGTGATGTCCTCGGCCCAGCTGCGAGCGCAGACGGCGCAGGTCAATAGGCGCGGGGTCGTGGCGGGGTCCACCTGGATGATGCCATACGTGCCCGCCTCCAGCACCTCGACCGCCCACAGCCCCGCGGGGTCGTCCACACCGTAATACAGGCTGGAGCCCTCCCCGCCGGTGATCGGGATGCGCAGGTCGTAGGTCGGTAGACCGCTGACGCGGCGGTGGTCGGCGGCGGGGACGGCGGGCATGATCCGCCCGCGGTAGCCGATGGGCTCCCAGCCCTCACCCGTCAGGCGGACGGCGACGCGCTCGGCGGTCACTTGCGGCCACCCTTCGCGGCGGTGCGGGGGGTTCGGCGGGCGTAGGCCATGCCGAGGTCGGTCAGGGCGGCGCGGTGCGGGCGGGCGGGGTCGGAGCGCACCAGGCCGTGACCCTCCAGGGTGGAGAACATCCGGTCGGTGACGATGCTGCCCGGGTGGATGGGGGCCGTGTGGTGCTCGGCGATCGCGTCCAGCGCGCGGCGCTGCGGGGTGGTGAGCTTCAGGCTGCGGATCGTCATGGCGTGCACCATCTGCCGCTGGGCGAACGTCTGGCGGGCGCTGGGGCCGGTGCTCAGGCGCATCTGGAGGGCGTCGCGGGCGTGCTGCGTGCGTGCGGAGTTGGACATGGTGTGTCTCCTTCGAAGATTCGGTGTCGTTCGGGGGTCGAGATTCGGGGCGAGGTGGGCGAAACATCCGCCTACGTCCCGGGAAGCATCCGCTTGAATATCTCAGCGGGGCCGGTTTCGGGCTATTCGCCCTACCTAACATTGTGGGTGTTTCGCCCTACAAACGCAAGTAGTGTTTGTAGTTTCTTTGGGGCGGGTTTCGGGAGAGTGTGCGCCTGTGTGTCAGGGGGTGGGCGTATGTCTCATGTCCGATTCTCGCCAGTCTGGGGCTTGTCGGGGGTCGGCATCCCAGTCGTGGCGCGGGGTTGTGGCCTTATTGAGAACCGTTCTCCTTAATATCACCTAACACACCATTAACTTTAGTTATAAATAACATTATGTATCTATTAACACCTAGAAAACCCTATATAGGGTAAAAGCTAACGGTGTCTAGGAGTGCATCAGTGAGAACGGTTCTCAACATTCGAACATGGTCAAGGAAGACCTTCGAACAAAGATGCGGCGATCACGGCGAACCAGGCGGCCAGGCTGAGCAAGGCGACGACGGTCAGCACGAGGTCACCGGGAGGGCGGCGGGAATCGTCCGGGGCTTTGATCTGAGGTTCACAGTTGGGGCAGGGCTCCAGGTTGCCGAGTGCCCGGCGGCATCCGGGACAGTAGAACGTCATCGGACCGACACCAGGGCCAGGGCGAGGGCGAGATTCGCCGTCATGCCGAGGATGCACGCCGCTGAGGTGGTGAGCACGGTCACGGTCTGGGACAGGTGGCGCGGCGCCCGGGATGCGGGGAGGGCTTGGAACGTCTGGCGGCGCCGGTTCACTGAGGAGCCCCGTTCTCGACCAGGGTCCGGAAGCGCTCCAGGATGTCGGCGGGGACGGTGCGGGCCAACCAGGAGTGGCCGTAGCGGTAGTCGGTTTCGGGGCACGTCACGTGGTCCAGCCGGTACTTCTGGAGGGCGTCGGCGTCTCCGTAGAACGCGGGGCTGTACTTCTCGCGCCATTCGCCGCGCTCGGCCGTCTTCTCGCGCCATTCGCCGCGCTCGGCCGTCTTCTCGGCGCGGTAGGCGGCCAGGGTCTCGGCGTCGGGGTTGAGGGCGTCCGGCGTCATGTGGTCGCACGCGGCGTTCATGTCATTGAGGTGCCAGTCTCGCCAAACGGCGTCGATAAATGCGGCCGTCTCGGCGTCGGCGTCACTGTAGTTGTAGCCGTTCTGGCCCGCGACGGCGCGGCGCGCGATAACGCGGTCCTCGCTCGGAACCTGTCCGGCGCTTCCCTCCTCCCGGCTCGTGCCGCGGTACTTCAGGGCTTCCCAGGAGACCGAGATGCGCTCGGGCGCCGGTCCCGTGGTGTGGTCGGTGAACGTGGCCACGGCGCCCGGCTCGGGCGTCTCCAGGGTGAGCGTGGCGACGACGCGGAAGCGGTCCGCGGTCCAACCGAGTCCAATGTGGCGTTCGATGCGAGGCATTGCATACCCTCCAGGGCATATAGGGATTGGTCAATCGGGGATTCTGAGAATGCCCGAACCGGCGCCCCGTGAGGGGAACCGATCCGCACGCGCTCAGGGGCGGTCGAGTTTGGAGCGGGTCTGCCCGTCCCCCCATAGGAGGACGTAGGGCGTACCGGCACTCAAGAAGCGGGCGCGGTGCTGCGGGGAGCCGTGGGCCAGGCGCTGGCACGAGTAGGTGCCGTTCTGGGCGCCGCACACCCTGGAGGGGTTCACAGCGCGGCCAGCTTCCGGCTCGGGATCGTGACCTCGGCACCCGCGGGGATCGTGCCCTCACCGGTGAGGCAGGCCTCAACTCGCACGAGGGTCGCGGCGCCCTTCCGGCGGAGCACGGTCACGCGGTAATCGTTTTCGGCGCCGCTGTAGCGGTAGCCGTTCTCCGCGCCCTTCACAGCGCACCCCCGCGGTACTCGGCGCCCAGGTCACGGGCGAGGCGCTGGAGGGACACGGGCGCGGGCGCTTTGGCGGCGCGGGCCTGACGGCGTGCGACCGTGGCCACTCGGGCACCGGCGGAGCGCTTGGCGTCGCGCTGGGCGCCCATCAGGCACGCCCGATCATGTCGGCAACCGTGGTACCGGATGCCCACGCGAACGCGATTCGTTCGGCGTACTTCTCGACGTAGTAGGCCGACGCGAGGCGGGTCAGCTGACCGTGCCGCTGGCCATCCACGGGGGGCATGTAGGCGTAGACCCGCTCTCCCGCTTCGATTGCGGGGAGTACCTGCTCCGCATTGAGCATGGTGTGAGGTCCGGCGGGCACGTTGGCCACCTGCTCGGGCGTCAGGTTGTGGACTGCGTATTCAGTGAACATGCGCTCTGCTCCTAGAGCTAGTGGCCGGGGGCCTATCCCCCTGCCGATACCTCAACACTACTACACATCCGCACACAAATGTGACAAATCCAGCAAAGTTAAAAGATGAGAACGATTATCAGCTGGCAGGGGGAGGGGGCAGACCCATATGCCGCGACAGGCATAGAAGGTATATACGAATAATCGAATAGGGACAGCGAAAGAATCACGCACAATCGTTCGAATGTAGACAACCGGCCTATCTTGCCCCCGCGCCAATATCCCACCCCAAAAAACTGCACGAACAAACGCACACCCCCTATCGCCTTTTCCCACCCATTCCCTGGTGAAAATCGCCCCCCTACCCAATTTTTTCCGCTAAGAAAAACGCCCCAAAGACCTGATACATT